GCCCGAACAAGAACGTCAAGCTCGGCAAACTTCGGGATGCCCTCGGGCAGAACACTGACAAGGCGTGGAACTTCGGACAGCTCGACGGCGCCGGCCCCTTGAAGATCAAGGTCATCAAGAAGCCGGACAAGGACGACTCGTCCATCGAGTACAACCGCGCCGTCAGCTTCGCACCCCTGGGCTAGCTACAGCCAAGGGCTTCGGGGGGCTTTCAGCGACATGCGTGACCCCCCGAGGGCGCCTTCGGTCGGGGGGCGTTGTTAACAGCCCGACCACTTTCCTCCCCATCAACTCGCCGAGGGGGGAGATTTCTCTCTCCCTCCCCCCTCGGTCTTTTTAAGAAGATACATCATGACAGATCAATACTCAGGTGCCCTAGTTGAAGAGCCCAGACTGGCCCAGTCGACCATGACAGAGCGCCTCCAGCGTAAGAAGGCGCAACTCGAAGGCGAACTCACCAGAGTCAACGCCGCCCTCGAAGCCCTCGAAGGCAACCCGGAGGTGGCACGAGTAGTCGATGCCATCAGCGAACTCGGGCACTTCTAAAGAGCCTCATAATGAGATTAACTTGGTGGTCTCCAATCCGCCCGCATCCGATCCGCGACGAACTACGCCGCTGGACGTGGTGTTGGCGCTGTGCAGGCCAAGGATACGTAGGGCCTTGGGGTCTGCCGATATTTTGGGAGAGAGGACTGAGGTCTAAGCAACGCTTACTGTGCCAATCTAGCGAGTGCCCCAAATGTCATGGTACGAGGAACGAGGGTCCTAGGATGACACAAAAAGAGATCAACATATTGCACGACCTGGAGGCGTAATGAGAACTGCACCGCTTCATGAAATCGTCGTCCGCCCCGACCGGCAGCGCAAGACTTTCGACCAGAAGGCACTCGCGGACCTAGCCGAGAGCATTGCGACCAAGGGGCTATTGCACCCTATCGTATGTACTAGAGAGGGCAACGCACTCTACCTCGTCGCTGGCCATCGCCGCCTCCTCGCAATAACCTCCCTCGCCGCAGAGGGGCGTCTCTACGAGCACGACGGCACAGTCCTCGAACCCACTTGCATCCCCTTCATCCTCGTCGAGGACCGAGGGCGGCTCCACATGCGCGAGACGGAACTAGAGGAAAACATTATCCGTGAGGACCTCACGTGGCAGGATCGGGCGGCGGCGATTGACGAACTTCACACGCTGCGCCAAGCAAGGAACCCGGAGCAGACAGTAAAGGACACGGCGAGGGAGCTTGCCAAGGTCAGCGGCACCGCAGTCATTACGAAAGAGAAAGAAGTCGCCCGCGCTCGTATCCTAGCGCCGCACCTCGACGATCCCGAGGTTCGAGGGGCAAGAAGCGATCGTGAGGCCTTCAACATCGTCACGAGGAAGCTGCAGGGAGAGTTCGATAATGAATTGCGGAAGCGCGGCGTGGGTAAGGAGTCGCCCCATACGCTTGTCCATGGCGATCTTATCAAGGAACTGGAGAAGGTGAAGCGCCCAAACTTCGATTGCATCATAGCCGACCCTCCCTACGGTATAGATGCGCAGAAGTTTGGGGATGCCGCTAAGCTCTCTCACAACTACGAGGACACTGGCGCCGTGGCTACTGCTATTGCGGAACACATATTCTATGCAGGTTTCCGTCTAGCCAAGAAGGAAGCCCACTTATTTATGTTCTGCGATATTGATTACTTCCAAACACTCCGAAAGACGGCCGAGAGCGCCGGCTGGGACCCCTTCCGCACACCCCTCATCTGGAGCAAGGGAACAACCGCCCACGCCCCTATTGGCACTCGGGGCTTCCGCCGCGGCTACGAGTTAATCATGTTCGCCACCAAGGGCAACAAGCCCCTCGGCGGCCTCTACTCTGACGTGATCGAAGTGCCCAACTTGCGTGACAGGGTTTACTCCGCACAGAAGCCGGTAGCACTCTATACCAAGTTACTATCATACTCCTGCGTCCCCGGTGACAAAGTGCTCGACCCTTGTTGCGGCTCTGGCACCATCTTTGCCGCAGCGAAGGAATGTGACATGATTGCTACTGGAATTGAAATCGACGATGAAGCGTATAAGCTCGCGCTTCGCCATATTATAGGAGACGACTAATGAATACTGAAGAGCTACGCCTTCGCGCATTAGAGCTGGCGCGCAGTTTCAGCAACTCAAAGACTACAGGACTAATCGAGACCGACGAGGAGACCTTGAAGCGAGCGAAGAAGTACGAGCATTTTCTTCGCACCGGCAAGGTTCTAGGAGATGAAGATGAACGGTAGCCACGCACCCGATCCCCCCTCGAAATTGAGCGACGAAGAAATACGTCTAAGCTGTTTACGGTTGGCCGTCGCCTCTTGCCCCATAGGTCCAGGACAATCCCTACTCATCCCCGTTCTGTTGAAGAGGGCAGCGGCTTACGAGGCGTACATCCGCGCTGGAAAAATTTCGCCTCAGACGGAGGTTATATTGGCTGAGCCGGGGAGGGCGTAATGACCGTCCAATACATGCAGCTCCAATATGAGGAGTATAAGGAACTCGAACACCAGATGCGCGAGTTCGCTGAAACCACCCACAAGAGCGAAACGGGCTTCTACCACAAGTCCATCCGCTTGCGCATCAACCCCGATTTCATCATAGAGTTCCACGGCCCACTCGTCCTCGCTGGACAGGCGATCTTAGAACCACAGGAATTCCCCGCCGCCCCTAGCTCCTGTGACCTTGGGCACACCTGGGTAGCACACCCTTCCGGTGGATGGACTTGCCAGACGTGTCAGGCACACAAGACCGGAGGCCTGTGAGTGCCTGACCTATTCCACGGCACCAGCGGCCCCCACGACGCCGACATAGCAGTCGTGGGGGAAAGCTACGGCAGGGAGGAGGCGGGCAAGCAAAAGCCTTTCGTCGGCCAGAGTGGCAAGCTACTCGACCAGCTCCTTGCCGCCGCTGGTATAGATCGCACCGAGGTGTTCTGCTCGAACGTCATAAGCGAACAGCCGCCGGGCAACGATATGTGGCAGTTCTTCTATCCCACAGTGGTAGCGAAGAAGGAGGGGAAGGAAGAGGTAAGGCGGCTGTTCCCTCGCGACAACGTGAAGGCGGGGGTCAACAAACTGCGGCAGCAATTGCTAGAGGTCAAACCTAAGGTCGTAATCGGCCTAGGCAACTACACTCTGTGGGCACTCACAGACGACTTCTTCGGAGTCGATAACGACAACTACCGCCGCATCCCCACTGGCATCATCGCCCGTCGCGGCTCGCAACTCTATTGCCGCGACGACATGGGCGGCTTCCCCCTCATGCCCACCATCCACCCCGCCGCAGCCATGCGCCAATGGCAATACACCTATGACATCAGGCATGACTTAAAACAACGGCTGCCAAAGGCCCTTAACGACGATTGGGGGGAGCCCGACTATCAATTCGTGGTGAGACCCACTTTCGAAGCTGTCGTGGACTGCCTGGCGGCCACGTATGCCGAACTTGAGTCCGGTCCCCGCCGCCTCGCAGTGGACTTAGAGACGTTTCAAGGGCACATCGACTGCATAGGGATAGCCACGTCGGATCGCAGTGCGATTTGCATCCCCTTCATGGGCGCCGAGGACCCTCGCGAGCATTATTGGTCCTTGGAGGCCGAGATAGCGATTATACAGTATTGCCGCAGGCTCCTCACTCACCCCAACATCCAAGTCGTGGGTCAGAACTACCTCTACGATGCCCAGTACTTCGCCCGCTATTGGTGTTTCATCCCCACGTGCTGGATGGACACCATGCTCGCCTACCACGCCTGTTGGCCAGGCGTGCCAAAGGACCTTGGGCGGCTGAGTTCCATCTGCTGCGAATACCACCGTTACTGGAAGGATGAAGGGAAAGGAATAAGGGAACTCAAGGTCGATGCGGAGCAGCGGTGGAGATACAACTGCAAGGATGCGGTGTCAACCCACGAGATCAGCTACGTTCTCGAAGGAGCCATCAAATCCCAGGGCCAGGAAGAGACCTACAAGTTCCTCATGGACCAATTCCCTATGGTCCTCGACATGATGCTCCACGGCGTCCGGCAGGACTTGCAAGTTCGCGCTGAGGTCACGATGGAGTTGTCCGCCGTCATAGGGGAATACGACCGCCGCTTCGACATCGTAGTGCCGCAGGACGTATTCCCTCCGCAGGAGAAGAAATCCTCCTGGTGGCGAAGTCCTATGCAGCAATGCGAGTTATTCTATGACATATTTTGTGTAAGTGAGTACAAGCACCGCAAGACTCGCGCGCGGACGATGAATGACGAGGCTCTCGAACGTATCAAGCGCATCGAGCCAGTCCTAACTCCCATCGTCGAGATGTTGCAGGAATACCGTAGCCTCGGTATCTTCCTCAACAACTTCTGCCTAGCCAAGCTCGACCCGGATGACAGGATGCGTTGCTCGTATAACATCGGCGGCACCGAGACCTATCGGTGGTCGAGTAGTGAGAACGCCTTTGGGCGCGGGACGAACTTGCAGAATTTGCCTAAGGGGACGGAGGACGAGTGATGCCCTTTAAGATTTCGCAAGAGAACAGAGACCGGGTAGATGCCTTGGCGCGTAGACTAGGGACGACTATTCCTCACTCCATCGGCATAATATTCTGGATGCTTCCTATATTGGAAGCACTGACTGAGAGGCTGGAGAAGCTGGAGGCGCGGGATGGTAGCCCAGACGATTGAGTTGCCTAACATCCGCCGCTTCTTCGTCCCCGACCCTGGGTGTGTCATAGCCGAGTGCGACCTCTCCGGCGCCGACGCCCAGGTCGTTGCATGGGACGCCGGCGACGAGGACCTCAAGGCGGCGTTCAGGAGCGGCCTCAAGTTGCACATTAAGAACGCCAGGGATGTATTTCCTGAGAAAACGAAGGGCATGAGTGACGAGGCGTTGAAGGCTACCGACCGCCCTGGCGGCATCTATCATGACTGTAAGCGCGCAGTCCATCTGACCGACTACGGGGGCTCCGCCAAGACGATGGCTCTCACGCTCGGTTGGCTCATAGTCGAGGCTGAGCGTTTCCAACAGCGGTGGTTCGGCCTCCACCCTGCTATAAAGCGCCGTATGGAGTCGATAGAGCGCGAACTAGCCGAAACTCGCACAGTCCACAACGCCTTCGGCGCAAGGCGCGTATACTACGACTACATGGAGGGGCTTCTGCCCCAAGCCCTTGCCTGGATACCACAATCAACTGTCGCAATGGTATGCGATAAGGGTGCCCTCAACGTCTACCACAACGTCGAGTGGACAGACATACTCCTCCAAGTCCACGACAGCATCGTCGTCCAGTGGCCGATGAATAGAGACAGAGAGCGGAAGCTGGTACGCGATGAACTTCACATAACCGTGCCCTACCCTGACCCCCTCGTCATCCCCTGGAAACTCTCCACTAGTCGGAAGTCGTGGGGGGATGTGGTGGGAGTTGAATGGTGAACCAGCGGGATGTAGAACATATATCCCCATGGTTTAAAAAAGGAGGCCTTAATGTATACCTACCTCGCATCCCCCTACACTCACGAAGACCCAAAGGTTCGACAGCACCGCTACAGCGACGTAATGCGAGTGGCGTCTATCTTTCTACTCAACGACGAGATAATCTATTCTCCGGTGCTGCACTTCCACCCTCTTGCTGTCAAGTATGGCTTTCCCACCGACTATGCCTTTTGGGAAAGACAAACTCTCCCCATGCTTCGAGGAGCAAAGGACTTCGTGATTGTGAAGATCGAGGGATGGGCAACGTCCGAAGGTGTGAGGCGTGAATACGTGTTTGCTGAGGCGCACAACATGCCTATATTCGAGAGCAGGCCGGCGTTGAAACACAAGATGCCCTTGGACGGAGAACCCTGGTAAGGGCCATGTACTTTGGCCCGGAATTTTGACAACTGGCTACGGGAATACCAAATCTATACGCAACACAGCGAAGCTCCAGACCTATTCCATTTCTGGGTGGGAGTCTCCACCATTGCGGGGGCCCTCCGGCGCCGAGTGTGGATAGACCAAAGATATTTCCAGTGGACGCCTAACTTCTATATCGTGTTCGTGGCTCCAGCAGGAATTGCCACTAAGTCGACCTCCATCCGCATTGGACTTAAGTTACTCGAAGAGATCGAGGGGATCAAATTCGGCCCCCAAAGTCTCACTTGGCAAGCTCTCACAAAGGCTCTCGTCGATGCTCGTATGGACATGCCCTACGGAGACGAGTTCCTACCCATGTCCTGCATCACTTGCGCTGTGTCGGAACTCGGCACCTTTTTGAAGCCTGACGATAGAGACCTCGTCGACGTACTCGTATCCCTATGGGATGGACAGAAGGAGGTGTGGCGGAAGGCGACTAAGACGCAGGGGAGCGATGAGATCGTTAACCCCTGGATAAATATAATTGGCGCCACCACACCGGCCTGGCTCCGTGACAACTTCCCCGAGTCACTCGTCGGCGGCGGCCTGACATCCCGTATCGTCTTTGTCTATGCTAGTGCCAAGCGCCAACTCGTGCCCTACCCCGCCGATGTTGTAGAGGGCGACGAGTTCGTAGAGAGGGGGAAGAAACTCGTCGAGGACCTAGATCAGATCAGTGACTTGATTGGTGAATACGAATTAACCCCTGACGCGAAGGCGTGGGGCACCGCTTGGTATGAGCACCATTGGGGACACAGACCCGAACACTTAGCGTCCGACCGCTTCGGCGGCTATATCGCTCGCAAACAGACCCACATACACAAGCTCGCGATGGTCATGGCGGCGGCGAAAAGAGATGAGTTGGTGATCGAGGAGGAAGACCTCGCCTCCGCCAACGGCCTAGTAACAGGGCTTGAGGAAGATATGCAGATGGTCTTCCACTCGATTGGCGTGACAGGGATGGCGCGGCCAGTGAAGGAACTGCTCGCCTACATCCGTGCATACAAGAACATTGAACACCAGACCCTCTGGCGGCACTGTATGCCGATTATGAACTTGAAGGAGTTTTCGGAGGCAGTTAACTCGGCCGTCCAGGCAGGGTATATCGAGGTCGTAAGTAGGCCCGAGGGCAAATTCTACAGACCACTGAAGGATAAGAAGGATGACTGAGGAAACACACATAGGGCGATTTCGCCGCTTGATCGAGGAACAGTACGCCAGCAACCCAACAGGCTGCGGCAACAGCTTCGGCGAGTTGCTGTGCTATGAAATCCATTCCAGTGGAGTGACATTCATCAGGCTGGCCGAGAAATGGGGAGTCAGTCTTCCGACACTGGGCGAGCTGATCTGGGACCACTGTAAGCGACTGGAGGCCGACCCCAAGGTAAAAACTAGCGTGGCGCCGGCTCACTGAGCCTCGCCTGTCCAGCGACCCCAAACTCATCCTGCGGAGCCGCATTATCCTTCGCCGCCTGCAACTCCGCACGCTCGGCCTCGATTGCATCCTGCTCCTCGCCTCTAGTGATGAAGCGGACGACCCGCCCAAGTGCCTGATTTCGTGCGCTCTGCGAGAGTTGCTGATCCAGCGCCGTTGTGATATTCCTGAGCGCCCGGCGGCTCGTTATGATCCTGGCGCCCCGTCGGGCGAGTAAGGCGAAGGCGACGACGGGTATCATCGCTCCCCCCCCAGCTCCCTCAAACCCACCAACCGCCCCACCTATACCAGCGGCGGCGCCCACCACTCCCGTCGCCCCAGCAAGTATTGCACGGCGCTTGACAAACACTGCCGTATCGCCGACTCCCTGAATTTTACTAACAACCTCGGCCAAGTCCTCTAGGTCACTTAGCCTCACCCCTCCCTTCTTAAACAACGCCGTGAGCGCCTCCCTCTCGCCCTTATCGACCGCCTTGAGCCCCAAGTTTTTCATGAGTTTCTCAGGGTTGATTATGTCAAACACATCGTTTCCCGCTGCCACCTGCTCCTTCGACGACTCTACTGCATTCTCGACGTGTTTCCGTGCAGCCCTCCTCAATTGTGGCGTTCCTACGAGCGCCTCTAAGTCGTCAACCGCACGAGCGCTCCGCAGATTTATCACTACATTAGCAAGCTCATCCTCGTTGAGCGCCCCTGGCTTGCCCACCCCAGGCTTGAATATGCGCCGGTCTGCGCGCTCGAGGCGTTGGGCAGTTGCCGTCTCAAATGTACTTTGGCCGGCAAAACCTCTCGGCAGCGTCGGCACCGTCTCACGCACAGTGCCCACCTTGGGCGGCCTGACCTTCCTACCGACGGACTCCAGAGTATTCCGTAGATTTTCAAGTTGCTGCTGCTGTGGTATGAGATCACCGCCTCCACCGGGGGCCTGTGCCTCCAACCTCCGAAGTGTGCGTAGGTCCAGGAACCTCGCATTAGGATTGGCTCTGATGAACTCCCTCGCCTGTGTGGAACTGGTAAACACCGCCTCGACACCTAAGCCGCCACGAGTATCGTAGACGGCAAACGTCTTATCGAGCAAGTCCTTATCCTTAAGCCGCGACTGGGCTATCTCGAAGGACTGCGCAGGTGTGAGCCTCCGGCCGCCCACGACCACATCGGGAAACTCGCCCGCGGAAACAATCTTCTGTAAAGAGGGTACCCTCGTGGGGAATTGGAACTCGATGAGCCCTTTCGCATAGAAGTTGTTAGCTACCTCCAGCGACCTGCGAATTGCCTCACCCTCTCCAGGCGGCAGCAAGTCCACACGGATATTGTTAAGGTCGTATTCCAGAGCGTCCTTGAATATCTTGGCGTTCCTCACGTCCGCGCCGGCGGCCGAGGCGCTGCCCATGATCTCCTTGAATTCCTCAGAGAGCCTACGGTACTGAGCCATAGTAATTTCCTGCGGAATATTCTCCACCTTCTTCAGCCACTCCTTAATTCTCTGCCCGTGTACTGCAGGCAGCTCACCACCCACCCCAAGGAAGATACGACCGGCATCTGCCTCCGTGGCCATGTCGCCCGCCACCTTCTTGAGGTGGACAGTCGGAATGATCTCCTTCACACTCGCCTTCGATGCGAGGCCACTGAAGTTCGTGTATAGCTTGTCAGCGATGCGCTTGAACTCCTGACGCACATTCCTTGCCGCCCGGCCTGTGTCTATGCCAAGGGCACCTGCGAGCGTCGAATTGGGAGCCAGAGTGTTGAGGATATTATTGATCGCCCTCTGGGCCTGCCGCGACTTTGCCTTGATCCCACGGCGCAATCCTGCGCCGCCCGACCATGGAAATACTGATATCGTTGCGGCATATGTCTTAGGCAGGGTGCCTCCGAGGTCAACCGCACCCAGTTTGATCCCAAGTAAGTCGGCCTTGAATAGCAACTGCCTGACTGCCGGATCGTTGAGTCCGAAGAACCTCGACAGGGCTTGCCTGGACTGCAAAATCGGCCTCACACCTGCACCCACGCCGGCGAACATGAAGTCAATAAACGCCTCCCTCGCAGCCGCCTCAAGCTTCTCTACTGTCGAGCGCGGCGAGGGTTCAATCAAACCCGTTTCGGATAGCAGGTCCTGGAGCGTGTCGAAAACCATGCTGCTACCGGCGGCGCCCAATTGCCCACCAGCCACGACGCTAAGGCCCAATGTCTCGGGAGCTGCCGGTATGCCCGCAGCCGTTCCTAAAATCCCCCCAACCGCCCCAAAGAGCTCGCGGCTCAAGAGGCCACCTGTCGCCTCCTCCAGCGGCTCCACAAAAGGTATGCCAGGGCCGCCCTCGGCAAGAACGTCACGGGGTGGCTGTGTAAAAGGATCGATGTCGGGGAGCGGCGCCGCTTGCTGCCTCTCCACTATCGCCCTCTGCTGCTCCGGCGACAAGAGGCCACGTTCCCGCGCAGCACGGAATGTATCGAGTTCGAGTTTCGAGAACGCCTCTTGCGTCGCCGCCTGTACCTCCGGTCCGAACTCGGGAAGTGGGCGGGGTCCCTCAGCCGCCTCAGCTTGGCCCGCACCGAGCACTCTACCTATGTTGAATTCGTGGGCCATCAGCGACCCCCAGTCCCCAGTATTGCATCCGTTGCCCGCCGGAGTTCCTCATCCGTCATCTCGCTAATGGGCTTACTCGGCCCCTGCTGCCTTCCTCCACTCGACAACCGCTTAAGAGCATCAGCCCGCGCCTGAAGGAACTGGTTTCTAATGTTGACCATCCGCGACCTCACATCAGCGGGGAATAGCGTGATGCCCGTAAGTTGCACATCATTCTTTGCGTCAGCGAACACCTGCCTAAGTGCCCTAACCTTGCCGCCGGCCCCAAGAAGTCGAAGACGGGCAAGGTCGAAAGCGAGGGTGTTCTCAAGCAACTCCGTTTCCGACAACTGTGGATCGAAGAGACCCGCGAACTCGGCAGTCTCTCCTCTACGACCAATCTCGCCGGTTATCCGCTTAATGGCCCCCTCAAGGTCGATTATGCCTCCCGTCAACAAACCCAAACCCTCACTGAGTGACGAAACGGCGCCCACTCCCCTTTGCACACCTCGGCGCACTGTACCGGCTGCACCAAACGCAGTGGGATTGGTGTCGATCTCGGCGATCACGTTAGTAAGCATATCGACAGACTTCGAAAGTTCTTGGACCACAGCGACTTGGTCAAGCTGCTTTGAGGCAGACAAGTTTGCGGCAATCCCTCCCACATCCCCTTGCCCAAAGAACTCTATTCCCTCCGGGCCGAACTTGAAGAACGTACCGCTTTTGGAAGTGAGCTTGTCAGCCCGAGCCTGCAGCTGCGCCGCCCTCTGATCGTTCTCAGGATGACGACCTTCCTGCCGCAGGGAGTCAAGCTCGTCGATGATGCGGAAGAATTCAGAACTCTGTTCCTTACCAAGTAAGAGCCTCTTGGCAATCGCTGACTTCTGCAGTCCCGTGAGCTTGGCAATGGCCGTGACCTTACGCTCGAAGGCGCCGGGTTGCAACTGCTTCCTCTCTTTGAGTGAAATCTCCCTCTCCTCAATCCCGGCCACTCTTGCCCTTTCCGCCTCTGCCTCACGAATGGCAGCTGCGCGATTAGAAGCCTCACCCGCCTCACCCGCCGAGCGCCCAAGGTTCTCAAGGAACCCACTTCCAGGCCGTCCCGCTTGCAGCATCGAGACACCAAACTGTATAAGCGCCGCACGGGTCTCAGGCTTGTTGAAGAAGCTCTCCCACCGCGAGGCAAGAGCAGCGTGCGCTTCAGGAGTCTGTGGCTTCGGCCCTACTTCCACGCCTGGCGGCGCCTTCGATGGGATGAGACTACCGAGAGGCGGCGGTTCTGCTGTGGGCGCCCCTGACAAGGCGGCGGGCGGAGGTGCCGCCGCCTGTAAGGTGCCGCTCGTGGACGGGGCGGGTGGCAGAGGGCCGGGGGCGGCCTCGCTGGGAGGAAGCGTCCCGATGGGTGGTGTAGGCTTCACCGTAGTCGGCAATGGAAGCGGAGGTGCCAGTTTCTCCATTGGTGCTATGCGGCGCAAGATGGGCTGCTCCTCAGCAGGTGGGTCTAGGGGGATCGTCACGGGAGCGAAACGCCCCACAGGCACTTTCTCCGCAGGAAACCTTCTCTGTGCCGCTGCGAGGTCTGGCTCCACTTCCGTCCCACTTGGCGCCGCCGGCTCTGGTACCGGCTCGCCCCCAGCATCATCAGGAGGTGGCGTCGCCCCAATGAGACGCGCGAAGTTCTCCACACTCCCGTACTTAGAGATAGTCTCATTGAGCGCCGTCCGATAGGCCGTCGCGCCAGGCGTATTGATGAACTCTGGCTCGTTCGACACGTCTCCTGTTGGCGTCGGTGTGCCTCTCTGAGGTTGTAGTGCGAGTAGGCGTTGCAAGTCAGCCTGTGCCTCCGCCTCCAGCGATACCTGAGGGCCAAATCGCCCAGGAGGAAGTAAGGGCGTAGGGGGACTCGCAGCGGCAGGCCCTCCCCCTATGAGAGCGCCAAGATTATGTGCCATACCTACCTCCCAAATCCCCTACCGGCGATCAACTCTGCCAGTGAAGGTATCTGCCCCGGCACTCCACCCTGCAAGAGCCCCGTCGTGCCTGACAAGTCAGGCTGGAACCTCTGTGGGCTCGGAATACGCCCACCCCCGCCGCCGCCTCCACGCGGCTGTTGCTGCGCTTGTGGGGGTTTCACGGCCCTAAGCGCCTTGAGCAAATCATTGAGGCCCAGTCCTTGCCCAGGGGCGCCCGCAATTGCCCCTGGCGCAGCGGGCGCCCCTGGCGGTCCTGAGGGAAGCCCTCCTGGACTAAGCCTAGGATCGGCCCCTGGAAGCGGCGGCGGTCCTACTGGTGGTGTGGCTCCGGGAGGTATCGCCCCGCCTGGAGTCGTCCCCTTTATCGCATCGAGTGCCGTACTGATCCCCGGCTGTGCAGGACCTGCCGCCGGTGCCCCCGCAACAGCACCGGCTCCAGGAGGCGCTCCACCAAGTGCTCCTGGCGCCCCCGCCGGATTAATCAATGCACCCAGTCCCTGTCCCGGCGCTCCCGCCCCACCCAAGGCGGCGATGTTAGCGGGCGGGATGGCTCCTGACGCTGCGGCAAGTTGTGCCACTTGAGCAGCGCCGGCGGGCGTGGACGCAAGCAGCGCCGACTCAGCCGCTGCTGCAAGAGGGCCGCCGGCCCCCAACGCCGCCGCCCCTAATGGCGCCCCTGCAGCCGCGGTGACGGCGGGCGCTGCTGCAGCGGTCAGCCCAGCGGGCAGCGCGGCTCCCCCCAAGACAGGAGCCGCTGCTCCAAGTGCTGCCGCACCAAGCGCCGGTGCAGCTGCTGCCGCGCCGCCACCTAAGAGCGAAGCTCCAGCAAGTGTTTCGAGTCCAGGCATCTTTCGTCTCCTTATCCGAAACTGTTGAAGAAGTCAAACAAGCCAGCAACAGGTGACCCACCTAGCGCGCCCGCCCCCAAGCTCGCGAGTCCTACTCCTGCCTGGAACGGATTAAGCTGTTGCCCAGGTAGCGTGGATGTCGTCACGCTGCTACCGCCACCAATACCGAACGCGAGCGCTGCAACATCCTGCGCTGCCGAGAACGGCAGAAGCTGCTCTGCAATGAACCTTTGCGCTTCCTCACTGAGTTGCTGCTGCGCAAGTTGCTGCCGTTGCGCTCCGACCGCCTCCTGTATCTGCGCGGGCAGAAGCTGGAATTGCGCTGTCGTCGGGGCGAACACAAGAGCCTTCGTAAGCGCATCGAGGCCACTCTGGAACGCCTCACTAGACAACTGCGCCGTTACATCCCCTGAAGCCTGCGCGAGTCCCCTTCCCGCAATCCCTTCAGCAATCCCCTGCCGGCTTCCACCGAACTGGCCCGCGGTAATAGCTCCCTGCCTTATCCCCGGCAGGACCACCTCTGAGAATTGCTGTTCGAGTGGCCTAATCGCACCCCTGATATTTGCCGCAAGGGCGGGGTTGGACTCAGGGAACAAAGCCGGGCCAAGTAGGAAATTCTGCGCCGTCTGAGCCCTCGCCGCCGCATCTTGAAGCGACCCACCAGTCGCTAGTGCCGACTCCTGCGCCTGTAACTGGAGGGGATCTTGCGGCGCAATCTGTGTGCCGGGGAAGAGCGTCGGCGGGTTCTGCACAAACTGCTTAGCCACGGGCGTCGCAAGTCCGATGATCTCCGACTGCTCAGGTGACAGTTCCGTCACAGTGCTCGACGTGTTCGTGCCTCCACCACCCCCTCCGAAGCCAAAACTTCCTTTCGGGGGCCTGAACAGTTTAAACTGGCTCGCCAGGTAGCAAGCACACACGTAGAGCAGTGAAAGGTCGGCTAATAGTTCAAGCATCGAAACCCTCCAAATCCTTCTCGAGAACTACGTGAGTCCAGTCGTAATCGGTCAGCACCCTCGCCCACCCCTTGCGAGCAATATGGCGCATCCCTCTACATCCCTGCAACCACGCCCACTTCTCGAGCGTCTCCTTCAAATAAAACCACTTCTCTAGCCCCTCGCCCATCATAATGACGATGGCACAGAGTTTCTTCTGAGGGAAGCATAGAAACTCAGTCACACACACCGCCGTTACAAGCCCCTTATCCCTCACCAGCCACAAGTGCATATGGCCTTCTAAGAGCGCCGTGAGGATATCGCCTGCGACGATCTTCCCTCGCGACTCATCTGCCGCCTCCTCGATCCAGTGCTCTACAAGCGGCCATGCGGTAGGCACAGCTACTTGCGGCACGTATTCGGCTGTGCAGTTAACCGAGGAAGACGTACGTGCCAGCTGAGCGTCCATAGAAACCTGCTCCTGATCCAGGGTTGAAGTCTGTACCGTCGGCGAGGATAATGTCACCATTCCTCGGTTTATCCGGCGCCACATGCAATTCAATAAGCCTTATCTGTTCCACCTGTCTAAACTGCGCCGCAATCTCCCGCAGTTCGCTTATGAGGTACTCCGCAATGATCTCGTCGATCTCGATAGGAGGGTCGCGAGGCTCATACGCCATCAGTGCTCTCCTAGTGCTTCTATATCGAGCTCGTAGCCGTGAAGCTGCCAAGCCACGTCAGCGGACGACTCAAACTTGACGGCGCCGAGTGGACCGTTGACTGTGAAGTCGAGATATTTATCCACACCCGGCGTGAAGACTTGTGAGGGCGCATATTCGATGGCGCCATCAATTTCCTCCTGCTTCCCCAAGCTCACATTAAAGGGACTCCCTTCAGCCTTAATCCAGATGCGCTTAAAGAGTTTCCTCACCGTAGGATCAGCCTTCGGGTTCCCCTGCCTATCTTGACCAATCAAGGCAATCCCCTCACGCTCCAGTAGCACCGTCATATTGACTGAGTTAAACTGGTTCGTGTTGTCGATCTGGAAAAGCTTGGTATTCGTCGCGTCCACGCCGAGCATGTCAATGCCTTGCGGAAAGAACTCCCTCTGCCCCCACTTCGTCGCATCTGAGTCCCAACTCTCACTATCAGCATCCCAAGTGGGATCAGCGATACCCGTGTCCTTGATGACTGTGTTTGCTATGAAATTGAGGTCTGACAATTCCCGCACTCCGATAGCGCCTGTAACTGAATTCCACACGATTGCCAAAGTGGGGAGCGTCGAACCAGTCTCGGGGTAACAGAACCACATCTCGCTCAATCGACGATTACGCGCCACGAAGGAGCGGCCAAAGTTGTCCGTGTCGAGAGTGGCATTGATAAACTTCTTCCAGCGGGAGTCGATCACACTCTGGATACTCGCCCTATTCCCGCTATGGATGATGATGTCGTCGCCAGTCATCACGAAGTGCCTGTCGCCCTTGGGCGTCAGCGCCACACAGCGCTGAGTCAATATACCTGTCTCATCGAATATCTTAAAACTCCGAAATATACCAAACCCACCAGTATGCTGCAATCCCCACGTGGAGTTATCTTTGTAGATGATGAGAATGTCGCCGAGCACCAAAGCGTCTTGGATAACACCCGCCTGGGAGTCAGTCAACTCGAACTCCGTCACGTCCTTCGTAGCATCGGTCTCGTCCCAACTTACAGGCACGGAGCCGGGGTCGGCTGGATGACTCGTCCGTACCATATGTGGGCTCACAGTGCTACTCTTAGTGATATGCAGCGCAACAAGGAAATTCTTAAAAGGCACAATAACTTTACACTGATGATCCGCAGGCCAATTCGGCAGGTCCACGAGCGCCGTGGCCGCCGCCACCGGGCTCCACGACTGAGGGTCGTCCACTCCATTAGTAAACACAGGGATGCCCGCGAGCACCCCACCGTTCCACTTATCCGTCGCGGCGCCAGTGTAATCGCCAGAGGCGCGCGTGATGTCGCTATGCGTAACACCCTCTATAGTCCGCACCTTCGCGAGCCCTGCATACAGGATGAAATAACTCGCCGCAGTGGGGACACCGAGGGCCCAGTAGGGCGCAACTCCGGGGGGGTCAAAGACTGCTCGGTGTCCGTCGAACTTCAGGGCTTTATTGTCCTGAAAACGGATGTTCCGAGCATCCGTCCACGCCTCGGGGGGGAGGAGGTGCGGAGGGATGTCCTTGACTACCCCCACGGAGCCTATGTTATGGATTGGTATACGAGCCACTACTTCTTCCCCTTCTTCTTCGGCTTCTTAGCGAAGTCCCTCACGTCGGAGACACTAGCGGTCCCGAAGGCTCGTCCCTTACCACCACTCACACCCCGCCTTCGGCGCCCGAGCTCTGCCCCTGCCGCCCGGCGCTGCTTTTCAGTTTTTGGTGGCACCGCTTTTCTCCCTTGCTTTGAGAACACGCTCCTGCATCCGTTCGAGAAAGATTTGCGGCTGGTGATCACGGCCGAACATCAGGAACTTCTCGCAGCGCTTCAAAGTCTCATCGAAGTCTGTTAGCGTGAGATCATCAATACGCTGCATTAACTTCGTCTCACACTGGCTAACGCGAGTTCGATGTGCGCTGCGCCAAATCGCAGCATCTTCGGTGTCCTGGATGACAACCTTAGAGCCATAAGCCACCCCGCCGGTGACGAGGGAGCCCAGGGCTGCCACCCCCACATCGCCGCATCCCGTAAGCAGGAGCAAACTAACTACCAGCAACAGTTTCTTCATCTTAATCTCCTACGTAGCGTTTATAGACAGCGGTGAACTCATCACGGCGCCCTCCGCCGGCAGGCGTATTATAGTGCCGCTTCCAGTAATCAGCGAGGCCCCGAAGGTCATTCGCCTCGGGGAGAGGTTCTGTCTTTCGCCAATATACGAGGCGAGCAATTGCCGTTGCATAGGCGAGGTTGCTGTGGAGCTGCCTGATGGGTGTTGGTAGATCGGCCCGCAGGCCATATACCTTCGCTCTGATCTCCTCATGCCCCTTAAGATAGTTGCGCCAGATGTCGTCGTGGGTATCGGGCTCGATCTGATATACCCCCACCGCCGGCCCCCCACCAAGCTGCACGAGATACGTCAGGCGCGACTCCTGCAGCGCCGTGCCGATCATGAGTTGCTCCGCCGCTGGAGACCACATCCCCAGATGTTCCAATGTGGGCTTAATTACCCATAGGCGAAAATGGCTGACGTCGATCATCAAAAACCTCTCACCTTTCTCAACTTCTCCATGGCCTCGTCCAACTGGCGCCCCAACGTTCGCTCCTTACTAAACAGAACATTGTAAAGACGAGTACCCGGCTTAGCACGGCTTAAGGCAATTATAGCTGCCGTATGTCTCCTCTCCAGGCTATCAACCTTGCCTTGGTAAAGCTGCACTCGGTTACTCTTGACATCTCCTGCGACCACGCGCAACTCCGAAATCCAAGCCCACCGAGGCATCTCAAGCCCAATCGCCGCCGCTCCGGCATAGAGAGCGAACACTGAGGTGATGAGGATAATCCAGAACTTCAGCCCCTTTGCCCAACTCGGCACTTTGTTCATCTCCACCTCCTCAATGCAACTGCTAACTTCATGACACCGTCACCTAGAAAGGCTTGAACTCGTCCAGCACCGCTGGCCAAACTGCCTTCAGCTCGGCCGGTGTCGAGGCAGCAGCGATTTGTGTAAAGACTGTTGCCTTATTGATAGCTGTAATCGAGGCAATCTCCGCTGACACAGCGTCCGCTGCTGCCGTGTCACCTACCATACGGAGTTCATCTTCGCGTTGACCAAGCACGTTAATTGCCTTTCGACGTGCGTGTGCGATCCTTACAGCGTGGGGCTTCCGAGCGAGAGCCACATCTACAATGGGAGCACCCTTACCCGCTCGGCGCCATTGGTTACGGAAGGCACGATCAGCCGTTAACAGGCTCTTCTCGATGACCTCAACATCAATCGAACCAGCAGGAACATCCTTAGCTTGGACGCTTGCGATGGCAGCTTCCTCAGTCATTCCACCAGCCATCAACTCGGCGATGTGGTTAGGGGAGGGCTGGAGAATTGACACTCCACCATCCGGACGAGTATATATAATCCGTTTTGTCGTCATTATTGATCTCCAAAGGCTATTGCATACGCCTGTCCACCCGAGTCTGGATCAGCATCAGCAGGGGTCTCGTTGAACATCCGAAGCCCAAAACTACCAGCAAGTTGATCATCAATAGCAAGCGTGCGTGAGACTGCAACTCCACTCATTCGATGCCCGCCAACGACTGCATAAGTAGCAGAGGAAAAAGCTGTTGTTAGATTTATAGCCCAATCCCCAGTTCCATCATCACCTACGCTCGTGACATTATAGTCAGCAACCAAGCCGCCGATGTCACTGATTATAACCCACGCCTTGGCCACACCAGGACTATGCTTGAGTAGATCAGGCGGCGCATAGGTGTTCTGGTCGGTCTCCGCCTCGATAGCAGCCTTCGTCGCCTGAGAAGGGCCACCAGCAGGCGCTTGAAAAGTCGGATCAGCGCCCGTGCCGTTGGCCGTGAGGACATTGCCACTGGTGAGACTGGTGGGGCCGTTCTTGATTAACTTACCAGTGGTGCCGTCAAAGAGTGCAACAGTGCGATTGGTGGCCGAACCAGGGCCTGTAACATCGCCGCCCGCACCACTAACCACTGGCGTGCCGTCCTTCTTGTGGATGACGAGTTTGAATACCGTCGTCGTCTCGGCATACACCTCAATGATGTCGTCCAACACTGAGGTGTAGTTGGCATCGCCTTGGATATTGAGGGTAGCGCTGTCTGTGAACTGAACAGCGTCGTCCATGATCAGCCACCTACGAGCACCCGCTTGCGGCGCGGCGGCGTAGCCCGTGATCGTCGTGGTGCCAGTGATATGGTGAGTGTCGCCGTCGCCCTCCCAGATATTGGGCGAGGCCGCCGACGCCACATTGGCGCCTTCGATCAACTCCGTCTCGTCGAACCCCCGACTTCTGACCTTCCAATCGCTTCCATCGGAGGTGACAGTCATCGACTCGTGCGGGCGCCGCAGCACCTTATTCGCATCACCGTTGATCGTCTCAGCCCCATTGCCATCGACTGTCACCGTATTCACGCTGGTATCCGACTTCTGTATCGTCACCGAGAAGCCCGCAAACACAGAGGCAAACGTCGGCAGTGTCACCGTCCTCACCGCCCCACTCGCATCCACCGTGATCAGCGCGTTCTGGTCAGTCAGAACGACCGTGTAGTTCCCCGTCTTGGCCGCCGGGGCGTTCGGGAAGTGGAACGCTCGCGGTGCATCCGGAAATGTGCCCTTCAGAATTGACTTGATCAGTCGCAGGTGATCGTCACCCTCCTTCTTCGGATCAGTGCCCGGAGGATTGGTGTCTACGAGGTCGTCAATAAAGGTGCCGGTTTCGAGTGCCATCAGTCAGGCCCTCCCATAATATAGCGTTGTCCTGCGTGTTCACGAGCTTCCACAGCGCGGAGCATTCGCTCCCGCCCCTGGATGGCCCACTCATCGAATGTCGCCTTCCCTTGCGCATCGCGAAACCCTGGCGCTATGAGCCGCCCCGCTTCCCCTATCATGAGATAAGGAAAGTATTTGAGCCAGTCGTTCTCGATATTGGATGTGAGAACTGCGGCCTCCTTATAGTGGATGATCTTCAGGAGGTATGCAGCGTCCGGCGTCGGGAAGATGCGGAAGTACAGGTCGTCGAGGTGGTAGGCCAGCGGCGAACCGGAGCCAGGATGGGTCTCTCGTAATATCTCCAACTCGTCCTTCGCCAGCGGCGTCCACTCGTTTGCAGGGTCTGTTGCACTCGCGTTGAAGTACCACAGCGCATCCTCGTCATTTTCGCGGAGGAAGTTCGGCGGAATGACTACCCGCTCCTCACCGTCCGTCGTACTCTGGCTCGTCACCTCCGTCTTTAGGAACCAAGGCAGCACGGGTTCTTGCTCAAGGTTGACTTGTGCATCTCTGAGCGCATCGACAATCTCGTCCGCTCGATCAGTGCGGAAGCCGAGAGTGTTCTGGACACGCTGCCTAGCATCATCCCTTAACATGGCGGCTTATTCTCCTCAGTCCACGCCCCCGACGCCGAACCTTCACTCGCCCAAACCCCCGCCGCCGCACCCTCCGCCGACCACACCCCATCTAGTGGCGCATCAGGCACCCACGGAGGACAGAAAAGCTGCGCGTCGGCGATGAAGGCAGGAATAAGTGCCACGGGCAGACCCAAGTCCCTTAATTCGCTCGGGTCGCGAAGCGGCTTCCACCACTTATCCATCGTGATCGTTTCAAGCAGGATCGGCTCAGGAACGTAGAAGAAGTGGTTGATCCCGAGTAGGTTCGGGTCGAACGGGGGCAGGACGGGCTCGTTGAGGTTCTTAAACCATTTATCTACCGTGATGCTTTCGGGCTGCAGAAGTTGCAACGTGTCAATCACAAACGACTGCTTTGCGCCTTCTGGCAACGGTGTGATCTCGTCCGCCGGCTCGGACAGTGGCTTAAACCACTTGTCCATCGTGACGAGTTCGGAGACGACGAACAGCGAAGGTTCGCCTTGGTGTACCCCACCCGAGGCATCGAGGTGCGCTATCGGGTCGAGCGGTAAGACGGGCTCACTAAGTGGCTTATACCACTTATCGACCTGCGTGCGCTCTGGGTCTAGCAGATGGAATGGGTCAATTGCAGTCGTCTGATGGAGTGAAGTGTGAAGCTCTTCAAGAGGAGCGACGGGCTCACGCCACGGAGACTGGAATGAAAGGTCAGGCGCTGGAACAATTGGATTACCATCCCAGTCCGTCGTCGAGTCGTCCCACGCCTGCGCATTGTTATCCCACGAGTTAACGCCGAAGACGAGTGCCTCTTGCGCCGCCCATTGATCATACAGCGTGGCGAGGTAGCGCTCGATCTCATCTGGCGGCTCGTTGAGCGGCTTGAACCACTTCAGACGAAGCGCCTCTGGCCGCGAGGCCTCAGGGAGGACCGGCTCCGCTCGTATCTGATATAGCCAATGTTCAGTCATCAGTAACCTACAGCCTGCGAAGGCGATGGCGGCGGTACAGTGGGAAGCGACCAAGGCATATCAGTACCATCGCCGCCTGCCGGCGCCCCTATCGCATTCCCGCCATAAGTCAGCCCCACAGCCATCCGCCATTGCTCGTCTGGCGTAGCGACCGGGTGGATCATCCGCATCCACGGACGCCCGACACCAGGCACGTTACGCCGTTTTTCCAAACTATCGAGCGCCATCTACGCCCCCGAACTCATCTTGTCCTCGGAGTAATCGCTGCCATCATCGTTCAGCAATTTCTGGGCGATCCGAGTGCCGTCGTCGCTGTGGATTTCCAGGGTGTCGGTGCCCGATGTCGCAACATCCAACTTGTTCCGCAAAGCCATGTACATTAACATCGCGGCGGTGCGCAGGGTCGGTGTCGCCGTTGGTATGCCCTGGGAAAGTTCTGAAATCGCCGTGTCCAGCGCGTTATTGACCTCGCTGAGGACCTTTGTCATGTTCATAAGTGAGGTTTCCGTCAGACTTGACATTCCGGCGGTGTTATCAGTGATCGACCCAACCCCTCTGACGGAAACGTTAGCGTTCACGTTACAGTCCGCATTGAAAATAACCTGCCCGATGCCTTCCCACGTCACATTGTGAGAGGCGGAAAGGGTCTCGAACTCAAGCCCGCCGCTGTAATGACGGACCGACAACGTACCGGCTGCACCAGTAGCCTGGATAACAGGAGCACCTGTCCCTGCCACCAATGAGTAACACTGGTCGAACACGTTATCGTTCGATGTATCGACCTGAATTCTGTCCACAAATCCGCAGCGTTCAGCGAAGATATGCAATGTCGTATCACCGGCGCCAGGGTCTTGGAGAGCACAATCCCTTGCGGTTATGCGCCCGGCCCCGCCTTGAGTTCCTTCAACGGTCAAGTTTCTGAACAACGATCGGGAGACATCCTGCGAACCAAGGTTCACAATGTTATCGGCTACACTCCCAATGCCAATAAATTCCCAGTCTGTATGGGTCGCGGCGAGAGTAATGTCGGAGTTACCTTCAAGATAGTAGATTTTCGAGCCAATGTCATCTGCAAGGGATCTCGCGGCGGCAAACGTTGAAACAGGATTGATCTTCGTCCCGTCCGTTCCTACGACAGTATTGGTATTTGCCGCTCCAGAGTCGATGTAAATCCCAGGCCCATCAGGACCGGCATAGACGCCTAGGGCAGCCATCCATCCAGTGTTGCCCTGTGTATCATGATCTTCAATTGCCTCATTCCAAACCGCATCAGCAATGTCAGCAGCAGTAGGATCGTTTGGTGCTGTCACCCAAGCCGCATCACCCTGGTCGCGAATAGCTTGTAAGCTATCCGTACTCGGAACAAACGTACTCCAATCCTCGGTTGCGGAGACCAAATGCGCCATAATTGAGCCATCAACCGGATCGTCACCGTCCGCCGCTGCGACCAGATGATCGAGCTTGTAGGTCTCGATAGCATTATCGACTTCCGTATTGACGGACGCCTTCTGCGTGGCACTTAGATCAATATCATCAGTGCTAGCGATATTGGCCTCCCCCACGCCGCTCGACACCGTAAGCGTCTCACCCGGCGTCACAGAGGAACGATAAAGCTCGATGGTCCGTGTCACCGGCGCCATGCTTGCCTGCGTGATGTGGAATACTATTTCCTCAGACTGATTGCCCGCGGCAATAGCCATATCCTCATCGAGAAGCAGCTCGTAAACACCCGGCATGTTCGAGCTATCTGTCTCGTTGATCGTCGGTGTGGTCATCGCCGCCGCCGCCGCACCATTCCGAGATCGGTAAACCGTGAATGTCCCTAGCCCAGTCTCACGGGTCTTCAAGTCCGTGGAGTCTACAGCCACAAAATATATAAATTGGTCGGTTACTCCTGATGGTATTCTCATGGCACCCTCGTATCCTCAATCCCACAGAGACCTTGTTGAGCACCGGCAACCCCCGCCTCGACGGCGTGTAATCCGAACTCGGTTTCAGGCGGTGGCCCCCCAGCGACCTCGGTGACGAGGAAACCGTCCACTTTCCAGGAGGCATCTGCGTCATCACCGGCATCACGGATATTGCCCCAGGCGATTCCTGCCTCGCCGATGGCAGTTATAACATCATCCGCAGTACTTAATATTTCTGAATAGCTATCTTTACCCCCACTTGAGTCCCAAAAAAGTTTTTTGGCAGCATCACGGATTTCAAGCTTAAGCGACGTTGCTGTCCAATTATTATCAGTATCGGCAGAATCCAAAACAGTGACGACACCAGACACTTTCTTTAAAAGGTAAGCATCAACTCCAGCGGTTCTCTCAATTCCCGTCGCGTAGTAGTTATTTGAGTCCGTGGTTCTCCCCAAGAGCCAAAATGGGTCATTGAACGTTGCCGCCCGGACTCGGATTTCAATCTCAACATCGTACTCGTTTGAAGTGTAAGTGCCTTGCGCGGTATATAGTTTGCGATCATCATCGTCATCGGCAGTTAATTGAAGCCGGTCATTAGCGGCATCACAGAATGCGACTACCGTTGTAGTGCCAGTGTTTTCTATTTCTGTATATCCAGTTCCCACACCCGTTGGAGTATGATCCACTAAATCGGTATTGAATGCTACAGTAAACACATCATCTATAACGACAGTCATCTAAGCCCCCCGACCTGTATTCTTCGCGGGGTTTATCGTGCGAACGTCTCCATTAGGTCCATACTTCCGTCCGATCCTGTTGGCAAATTCCCAAAGCTTACTATCCTCAGTGAGATCAGAGGTGACAACGCCTTCCTTGTTAAGTTTGCCTTTGATCTTGTTGACTTTTCCTGCCTTCCAACCTAATACTTTCGGCGTGTTTTCAATCCACAAACGCCATATACCAGGAGCTTGATCCTCACCCTCAAAGATCGTAATGATGTCGGGGTCTGCATCAATTTCCGACATGTCAATCGCAGTAACCACACAAACGCAAAAATCATTTTCCTCGCCCGGTTGGCCCGATGAGATGCAGTCGCCTGTAGATGCAGGACAATCTTGGACAGGTGTTATGCCGTCCTCTTGGAGTTTACCTGGATCGGGGATATTGTCGACACGTCGGGCGCGGTGAGTTACGCCATCAGGGCTCACCGTGACATCGACTGGGCATATGACTAGGCGGGAGGGCATCACATTCCATACGACCTCAGCGCTCTATCTCGCGCCTCAGCAATTTCCATCTGCTTCTCCCAGGGAGCACAGTCCTTCCCCACACAATTCGAGCAGATGAGGCCCATGCACACCTTACACAGTCCTCCCATGTCCGCGGGATCGCAGAGCGGTTTCACGAAGGTGATCCGCTGACAATGCCCACACGTGAACGTGTCACACTCAGGTGGGGTACTGCCAGTCGGATCAACGCCGCTAAGGTATCCGCCAGGACGCCGCATCACTCTTTGTGATGAACGGTGCAGTCGGTCTGGAGGATGAAGCCGGGCGACTTCGACCGGAAGGCACAACCGAGGTTGGCCGTCGCAGCCACAATGATCTCACCCTTCGGCGCCGCCACCCACCGATAACTCGCACGCACGTTGACCGGCAGCTCGAACAGCTCGATGCCGGCAGTGGTCGCCTCGGTGGTGAGGTCTTCGAGATTGGTCGTCGTCGAGGCGACGTCGGCGGGGTCGAGGGCTTCGGACGTGACGCTCGCTCCCGCCCCCGCAGTGCCCGTCGTGCGGATTATCGAGTAAGTGATGGTGTCGTCGGAGGGCGTACCACTGGCTCCGAACAGGAAGTCGTAGAACTCGATCCGACGACCGGTGCCTCCCTTGATTTCGACCATACCCTTGTAGGCCGAGGCATTTGGCGTCTGAAACGCCGGAGTAGCATAGCTGCCGCTCATTTACTTTACTCCTCTTCGTCATCTTCAGCAAGTTCCGCAAAAACATTGGAACCCCTGATGGTTTTATCCGTCATGCGGATACCCATTTCAGCTGGGAACTCCTCACTCGATCCCTGCGGCGGGACCGAGAGCATCCCAACGGAGCCTTTGATCGTGACAGTGACCTTCTGCCCAACTTTGAACTTCTTGACCTCATCATCAGTCAGATCAAGCACAACAGTCTCGGGCGTGTCGGAACCTTCTGATAGTTCAGTTATGTGCAGGCCCATGTCAAACTCCTTGAAAAGACCACGGGGATATCGATTTGACATCCCCGTGGTTCAACGCCCTTAACTGCCGAGGATTGCCCTGCCGTATTCGATCCAGCAGGCGCTCATCGCCATCGTGTCCGTGGTGTGTGCCACAGGAGTCAGCCCGATCGTGAGCGTCTGCGCTCCCGCTGGGATGTCCGCTGCAGCAATGGTTGCCACGACCTCCGCCCAGGTCGCCGTCTGGTTCGTACCACTCGTATCCGCGACCGACGTGTCGCCCTCGTTGAAGAACGAGGCGACAGTGAACCCAACGGCGTCCGTCGTGCTTCCGCTAACGATGCGGAAATGGAGCACGATGTCCTTCGTCACGTCCAGATCGGGCGGCAGAGGTATCTGCGTGATGACCTGATCGTTGTTGGTGTTGGCCCACAAGAGCCGCTGGCAACCGTCCGTCGCAGCGTTGATGGCATCCAGGACGGGCGTCGTATCGCTCGCCAAGATACCACCGTTCGCTGCGATGTTATCGACGTCGAAGTTGGTCGCCTCCCGGAAGGTCATGAGGGAGATTGGAATGAAGGACTGGACTGACAGAAGATCCTGATAGATCTCCTGCAGTGCCGCCTCCACATTCGTCTCCGACGTGAACCCTCCAGCATCCGTGATCGCCGTGTTCGCAGCGGTCAACGTCGCACTTGTGGTAGCGACCATCCCCTTCCAAGTCGTGCCGTCGCAAGTAAGGAAGGCAGACTCATTCTGGCTGATGGTCGCCACCGCTCCAGAGGCGTCGTCCTGGACAGTCAGGTCCTCCGAAGCATCCGCCGTGTTGACCATGAGGAACAAGAGCCCCACACTGTCGGCCTCCGCCGGAAGGGTGATCGTCCGCCCCGATCCTCCAGGATCAAGGAACTGGAGAGGCGGGTCCTTCGCCGTCAAGGTGAGGGCGTCGGCGAGAGTGACGGTAGACGTCTTGATCTTAAACGTCTTTTGAATGACGTCAAGCATCGTGCCGCCTTCGAGATTTTGCTTACTCATAGCTTCCTCCTTCCCCGCCGCGTTAGGCGATGTTGCCGACGTAGCCACACGTCAGGCCGCCGTAGCGGACTTCGAGACCTGCCTCGGTCATCCACTGGCCTTTCTGCGTATCTTCATCGGGAAGCTGGATGTTGTCCTTGAAGGTAGTATCCCTACCTCGCAAGGGGCGCCAACGCAGTGCACTGAAGTCGATGAGGAACATCGAGTTCTTGTACAGCCCATGACGGTTGAGCAACGGATGCGTCCGCAGGAACAACCGACCCTGCGGCAGGATGAACTCCCTGAAGTTCATACCGAACTGAGTGATCACGCCACCGAACTGGATCTGCGTGTTCGAGTCAGTCTGGATCATGAGGTTCAGGGCATTGAGCGCGGCATTGCCACAGAAGCAAATGCGCTCATCACCTGCCGGAGTGTCGTAGTCGAACACCTCGAACACAGCGTTGAGGAAGTTCGTCACCGTCGTTGACGCCAGTATGTTCTGCGTCTTCGACGGCATGAAGTTCCTGAGCCCATCCATCGTCCGAAGTGGCTTCCCTTCAGGACCGGTGACCTCCGACTTCTGACCGAACAGGATTGCGAGTTCGATGCTCCGCGAATGGTCGAACGCCTTACGCTTCTTGTCGTTGCGTATGACGTCGCCAGTGCGGGCACGAGTCGCTTTCGCCGTGCCGGTCAGTTCGTAGGTGTCCTTCCAGATCTGCGTAAACTGGCTGTACTTGATCGGGTTACGAGACACGGCCCTCGGAGAAGGCGTACCTTCCTCGAACGCCGAGCCGATCAACAGCAGGAACAAGTCGTTGGCGATCGAATTCGCCGATGTCCCCGAGGCGCCCCGCTTCACAGTGAACGACGTGTCACTGAGCACGGTAACGACCTCCAGCACTTCATTGACGAACGTGGCAACATCCGTCGCAGGCTCAACGAGCAACAGGTCGCCCGGCTTGAGGTGAGACGCAACGCCCCACACCAGGTCGGGGTTCGCCGCCGTCGGATCCAATGAGTCTACGACAACTGTCGTATCTCCAGAGCCCAGGGCGCCGGCAACCTGTAGGCGGATGAGGTTGTTCGGCTCATCCCACCAAGAGAACTCCGGATCGTCCACGCTCTCCTTCTGTATCCTCGCCGAGAGGGCGAAGATGGGAGCGGTCCCATTCGGGTTCCTGAAAAGGATCATCTCGCGGAAGTTCTTGGGGCGCTCGTCCGTACCCCAATCACCAGTGCCGCGGAGACCCGCTACAGCAGCCATTACATGCTACCTCCTTCGTTCAGTCCAAGTCAAGGTCATCGCTATCGAACAATTCCTTGTCCGCCTTGGCGATGCCGCTCAGCTGTGGCGCCGGTCCTGAACTCGGGGGGCTTGCGTTCGCTGGCGTGAAGGGCACTTGCGCCGGTGTCGGTTCCGGCTCCTGCACTATCGGCGTGTTGCCGAGCGCAAGACCGAAGGCCACCATTGTCTGAGCCCCCACGTCGCGAATGAACTGCTCCGGCGTGGCCCCTGGGTTCGCTTGTCTGTAAGCGTTCCCAATGAGCCCGATTGCTTCACCATGCTCTTCGAACTTGAGACCTGGCCAGCGATCATAGAACCTTTCCTCATCGCTGGACCGAGTTTCCCGCCGCGCGAGAGCTTGGTCGATCATTGCCGGCAGCTGGTTCGCCACATATCCCAAGGTCGAAACCATACTGTCCACGTGGACTCGAGCCATGAGTTGCGGGATTGCAACTCCCGGCTCATCGTTGAGCCTCTGCGCCGTTTCCTCATCGATGGCGTAGTGGTGGGCGGCAAGTTGTGCCTCCTGCTGACCACGCCAGGTTTGGTACTGCTGCTGAACTTGCTCAGCACTCAGTACGGGTGCCGGTTCTGGAACCGGGGCAGTCGGCGTCTCTGCTGGCGGTTCCTCGGCTGGAGGCACTGCTTCAGGGGTCGGCTCCTCCACAGGCGGCGTTGGCTCCGCTGGAGGTGCCTCTTCGCCCTCAGGCGTGGGTTCCTCTGGCGGAGTTTCCCCCTCTGGTGGTGCCGCTTCCTGAGCGGCCTCCTGTCTGGACACTTCCTCAAGCGGTTCGTCCAGATCGAGTTCAGTGTCTCCTTCGTCGGAGAAGAATTCCTGGAGCTTTTCCTTTTCCTCTGCCTCGGCTGCCTCGAGCGCAGCCTCAGCAGGATCGGAGGCGGTCTCGGCAGTCGCCTCAGCTGGAGTCTCCGTCTCCGCTGTAGGCTGTTCCTCCGCCGGTGTCTCCGTCGGGGAACTCGAGTCCTTCGCTTTCGTCTTCCGCTTCGCCATCGTCTTGCTCCTTCTTCGCATTATAGTCGTCGATAGTCTCTTGGGCTGTGCCGAGGAGGGTCTTCGGGAAGGCCAGCATCGTCCTGCCGAAGGCCATCTCCCCCTTAGTGAATTCCTGCTGCGTGGCTTCAAGGATGTTTTCGAGGGGCTTTAGTATAACCGCATCTCCCCTCTGCCTCACCTGATCCTCTATCCAGGCTGCGAGATACAACCACGCCTCTGTTTGCAGGAAGCCTGAGAACGCTTCCTTAACTCGAATAGCATCCCGCACGTCCTCAGGTACTTGTGTAACCTCCGTATCATTAACCATCACGTAGTTCCCAGTCCGCTTACTTGGCCAGGCTCAGGCACCACGCTCAAATCACGAAGACCTCCCCGCGCTGGAGCAGCACCGGGAATTGGCACGACGTTGCCCTGCTGAGCTTGGGCGGCGAGAGCAGCGTCGGGAGCGATTTGAACCCTAAACCTTTGAATATTCTTGAGTCCCGCAAGCTGCGCCACCCATGCGAAAATCTTTGCCACGTCGTATTGTTCGGTGAGCCCTGGCACGTTCTTCATCTGAGCCAGTAACTCACGCCACAAGTTAGCCTGAGCAAACCGATCGACAGGGAGCGTTCCGTCAATCGGCACGAAGTCGAAAAAACCTTGTATCGCCGCCGGGTCCACGTCGATGAACCTTGGCCCGGCGAAATCAACCAGATCCCCCACGATGCGAAACTTTCGCTCCATATCGTAATACTGCTGCGAGTTCTGCACGAGCATTTGACTCATCGGGGACCAGCCCATCGCGCTGATGTACTCTGCCACAGTCTTGAGTCGATTGATACCGAAGGTCGTGGACTGGCGAGTCTCTGTCGCACTCCGTCGCCCGGTGCGTTGCTGTAGGCCGAGGATTGCGTCGCTGACACCTAGCGTCCTCTGCCCCATATCATTGACGACTTGCAAGTCGCGCAAATGGTTCTGCGTCACATCAACCACTTGGAGTTGGTGGATGGCGAGCTTGGGATCGGTGCCGTAGGCACTAGGCTTGAGCCTAATCATGCCGCCCGGAACTCCATCCAGCGCATCCTTCATCACGATGCGCGATGGATCGACGACGAACTGGTCGTTCATAACCTTACGCACGTTGTACATATGAGAATTGAAGAGCCAGTCGACGGTGTTCTGTATGGGTTGGAGGATCTCCGGGATGCCCCTCGGGACGATTGAATAGGCCTCAGGTTCGAATTCGATCACATGGAACGGGAACTTGTCGTGCCATGCGCCAAGAGGCTGGGCGCCAATGACGATCTTGAAGTCATTAGTGACCGTGAACACCCACTTCTCAGGCATATCACCCTTGCCGAGTTCCCACTTAGAGGGGATAAGCTCGATGTAGCACTCGTAAATCTTCGTGATGTCCGAGGCCTTCTTGTCGAAGGGATTAGTTGTGTGGAACTCGTCAGTGTCGGGAAGTTCAAGTTGTGCACTTCCGGCCTCTCGCTCCCCCACACTCCCTCGTTCACCAGGGCGCAGAAGCTCGATGTTCGTATACATGCCCTGCTCTGCACGACGAAGGATAGTGTTCCAGCCGAGTTCGCCATAGACGCCGCAGAATTCGCCCTCTTGGAAGCGATGCACAGGCACACGAGGATCAGGGAAGAAGTCGAAAGGCCTCACGTTGTATAACTTGTTGCCCACATACCCAGGCACCTTATCCGTGATCTTGCGTTTCCGCCCCTTACGAATTTGTATCGAGCCGAAGAACTGAGCAGGCTCTTCGACGATCTGAGCGATGATGCGCTCCTCTTTGTCCCAATACTCACCAATTACGCCGAGCCCATACTTGCCCTGGTCGAGGAGCCACAAGTAGAGCGGCACCATCATTTCCCCGACGAGCATCTGGTAGTCGATCAGGGCTTCCATGGCCTGTATCTGCATCTCGCTCTCACCATGGCGGCCGGAGTATTGCAGCACCGGCGACCGCGACATGAACACGGTCGTCCAGTAGGCGTGGGAGGTCATGAGGATGGCGTAGGAATATGGGATTTGGATAGTGGTGTACTGAGGCAGACCACCCTCGCGCTTGAGGCGCCTCTTCGCATCCACTTCGCGCTCGGGCAGGAACGCCAGCGCACGCTCCTCGTCAGCGATCCACTTCTTGTGCCGCCCTTGGAACTTGCGCTTGGAGAACTGTATCCGGTCCCGCACCTCGTCAACGATGAGTTGGTGCAGTTTGCCGCTGCGCTTAATGTCGAGTGTCAGGCCGGGCATCAGGAGGCGTCCTCTACTTCGTCGTCGGTGGAGGGGCCGTCTATCACCTGGCGCAACTTCATCTCAAGGATTTGCACGGCGAAGGCCACATCTTGCTGTTCCTGTCGCGACCAAGCGACCGTTGTGTCGTCATCTTTCCACTTCGTAATGACTACCACCGACTCGATATGGTCTGCATCTTCCAGAGTTTGAGCAAGGAGGATCTTCGGTGTGAGCTTGGTGCCGGGGAGGCGCACGATAGCCATTACGCCCTCAGTACCTTCTGCGTTAGGCTGAGACCTGCCTTAGTCTTCGCTGCCTTGCTCGTCGCAGGGTTACGGAGCACACGGCTGACGGCGGCTTTGAGTCTCTGTCTGGTGAGGAACTTACTCACGGTGCCCCTCGCGCTTGTCATTGGCCTCATCGCTGATCCAGATATCCGGGTATCCCCCCAGCGATATTTCAGTGATCTCGTCGGGAACCTTGTCAGCATCATCCAGTGCGTCGATGATCCTTCGTGCCACGAGCACAGCGTCGCCATTACTTACGTCGTCCTTCAAGTCGATTTTGATGAACATTAGGGTGCTCCCATGTGGTATTCGAGCGCAGGGATGTCCTTCTCTTCAGCCATCAACTCCGCATAGGCGCTGTCCTCAGCGTCGTCGCCCATGGGCAAGCCGAGGAGCTTGGCTGTCGCTACCGCGGTGGCTTCGAGGAGGTCTTCGTTTGGGATGTCGGGATAGGACTCGAACTGCGAGATGAACTCGGTATGCTCCTCTTTCACATAGAAGCGACCTTGAGAAGCAACGCCAGAGAGGCTGTCCACGATACGGTCGAATTTGCTGCGGCTGTCAGTGAAGTCCTGCACGACCCAGTATTGCCGCCTGTTCCTCATCGCTTGCTCTAAGAGCCACTTCAACGTCCGCTGATATGCTGTGGTCTCCACCGTGACTATGCGAGGCCGCCACTTGAGGCAGAGGCGGAAGAACTCCATGATAGTCCAGTCAGGCTCGTGGCCGCGATTAAGACTGTAATCGAGCAGGTAGACGTCGCCAGCGTGGGCACCGACCACGGCAAAGGCCTCGTAGTCCTTGCCCCGCAGTCCTTTGGCGATTTGGATGTCACTGGGTGGCGGCACCGGGTCAATAGCCATTGACTTGACTAAGTGCTCGGGGGCGAGTTGGTAGTATTCTAGCCAATTGCGGCCGAAGGCGGCGGTCTCTGGCGAGGTGATCTTGCATTCATACTCGCGGAGGAAGAGGGAGAGTTTGTTGCGCGAGATGTATTCTTCCTTCTTCTGCCTCATTTCTGCGCTCGGCCACCGCTCGGGCCACACACTCTCTTGTAGGCGGAGGTCGAGCCCCTCTGTCGCCGGTGTCCAACAGCCGAACCGCTTGGACTTCCACCCCTTATCTTTCAGGGCGAGCGTCGATGCGTCTTCCTTGTTGAGTGGGGTTTGGAGCATAACGAGCTTGGCATCAGGGGACTCCGAAGCAGGCGCGAGAGAGCCGACGAGGGCGCCGTAGATGAGGTCGGAGATCTTCTGCCTTCCGTCGGGCGTCGCACTGTTCTCCTCGTCAATAACGTCGTCCACGATGATGAGATCGGGGCGGAAGTCGTCTTGGAGGATGCCGCGGGTGGAGCCGGTGATGCCCGTCGCCATAATCCAGATAGGCTGTTCATCCTCGCCGTGTATGATCTCGGCCTCGGTGTCCTGCCACTTCTTACCCGGACGGAGGCCAAAGGTGTCAGCGAAACGGCGATTGTGCTGCACTTGTTTCCTTAGCCACTTCGTGCTGCGGACTGCGTGGCCTTCAGACTTGCCTACGAAAAGGATTGTGCGAGCGATGGCGTAGGCGATGCGCTTGGCGCCGTAGAGGCGGCAGGTGGTGGTCTTGGCGCCATCACGGAAGATTTGGAGGTTCACTAGGCGATGCTCGCTTTCGAGGAGGTCCCATACTTCCGAGTGGAACACGGCTGGCTCCTGGCGCACGGTCTTGGGGAAGAAGGTGCGAGCGAAGAGCAAGCTGTCGATTGCCGCCAGCTGTACGACTTCGGAGATGGGGACTTGCTCGCCGTCAGGCATCACGGTCTGCCTCCTTCCTCTCCCTCTCACACCTAAGGAGGTATCTATATGGGCCTTCCCGCTGACGCCGACCGAAGGCCCGCCATTCACGAAGGGCTTTCGGGCCGACCGTCGAGTTGATCATCCAGATGTAACCGACGATCAGCAGCAAATAGAAGAAAGGGAAGTCAGGCATCACCGCCCCTTCCAAATATGGATGCCGAACTCGGCGCAGCGAACCCACATAGGGTCGTGTGTGAAATGGTAGTGTTCGGGGAAGGGAACATGGGGGTCGAACCAACAGACAATCTCCAAAGCAGGAAATTGCCACCCGGACCAAGGGAAAATGGCACGGATAACAGGCTCGTAGAGTTCCCGCACCTGGAACCAAGCGTCGCTCGTATGCCTGAGCTTGAATTCAACAACGGTTATCCTTCCACGCTTTACATCTATAAGGAGCCCATCGGGCTGACACACCCTTGGCTGCCCGTTGTGGAAATTAAGCCAAGGGGCGGGGATGTAATTGTCAGGATACTTCGCAGCAAGCCACTTCTGGCCCCTCGCCTCATATCTGATGCCCGCCTGCCTTCGGCCCGTATTCCTTCGCAGTTGACTCGCTATAAACAGGGGAGGGCTTGGCGCAAACGATGCCGAATAGACCCTTCCTGCGGGATGGAACCTATGAGGGGGCGGGCAAGGCCTTTCGTCCTGCTGTATCGTCATTGTCGATCACCACTGGAGCATTTTTCTCACGCATCCTGACCCGAGCGCGCTCGAGGTCCTCAGCCGGCACCCCGTTGATGACAGTCAAGTTGCCCACGACGGGACCATTACGGCTCCCGCCATACCCGAGCGCTTTTAAGGCCATATCGGCAGTTTCGCGGATGATGCCGAGGCCCAAGTCCTCACGCTCCTTCTGGATGCGTTCGTTGAGGACTTCTACAGACGTGCTCGCGAGCTCCTCGACGCCGTCGATCACGGACTTCGAGATCTTCTCGTCGTGTGCGGCTCGCCTGCGGTCGCGATAGTCTTTGAAGGCGTCGGAGTTGCGGACAACGGAGAGGTGGGACTCGGTGCAGCCGAGGATCGCAGCGAGTTCTTTCATTTTGCCGCCGGGGTGCTCAAGCTCCCAGTCCACAATAAACCGATGATGGTGGTTGACTGCGGCGACTTGTAACTCAGCCATCTCTGGCACCACGAAGCGCCACCACATTTTGGACGCCGCCTCCCGCAGTGGTTTTGACCGTAGCCCTTTCTAGGCAAGCACATTGCCCGATACTCAGGCCCGTTCTCGCGGGTAGCTAAAGTGCTGCGGTGGGCTTTCTCTAGAACCCCTCACGGCCATCAACTCCAGCCGCCAGCGGGGTGCCACCGCATAGGGGTATTTGGCGCACGATCCGCGCCGCGTGTCAAGAAACAAATGGGTCAACCAGCGGGTTCACTTTTCGCCGCTTGTGTTCCGTGTTGGGCCTTCGGGGGGCAAGGGCACCCCCCGAAGGGGAGGGCGGCGGGGTATGGGCAAGTTGTGATGACGTGGCCGCCACAACTCAGGCGCGCACACGTCATGGTAGCTGCCACGGCACCATGCAACCACGAGGTGATACACCTATGGGGAGTAACGACTCGCCGCCCTCGCGCCAGGGTGGAAGCTAGTTAGGGTTGTGCGGCAGGGGCTTTGCAACTGGGGCGGGTGGAGGCAGGCAAAAGAAAAGCCCCCGCCGGATTGACGGGGGCTTGAGTTTGGTTGGGGATTTAGAAACCGGAAAGGCCGGCGTCCGCATCCTTCGCTGCCGCCTTCGCGGTCTTTGCCTTTTCGGCGGCATGAGCGGCGACGATGGATTGATAGTGCGCCTCGATCTCCACATTAGCACGGGCCTTCTTCCGACCCTCGGTCGTCGAGACCTTTTCCCTCACTCGCGCCTTGCGGGCGTCGTCCACGGTTTCGCCTTCCGACTCCAGGAATGCCAGAACGGCGGCGAGTACCATTGACGGGCGGGACTCGACACCTTCGCGCCGCTCCTTCCACTCGCCGGCGGCGAGGATTTCGGAACCTGTGACGAACGACTCGACAGCCTCGGCGGCGTTGCCTTTGGCGCCGGCGTAGAAATTGCCGTATTTCTCCGAACGGCCAAACCACGCGAGGCATTTCTCCACGTTGTCCGGGTTGTCGCCGACCTTGACGGAGTGAACGGTCTTGATCGCGCCGTCGGGCCCATCATGGAAACGGAATTGCAATTCCGTGGCGTCTGCATGGGCCGATGACGTTTCACCATCGGGACCGATGTAGACCTTCGTGCAGACCCTACTTTTCTTCTTCGAGTCTGCACTATCGTTAGTTGTTGGAGCTTTCGCCATTTCAACTATCCTCTAGTTTGTTGCCGTTCAATATCGAACGGTGCCACATTATAGGTATAGATCGCGGATCATGTCAATAGCCTCGGCGGCGATTTCTCAAAATAATTCCATCAATTATCCTCGCCAAATCTCGCGGCAAGAACCGTGCCAATCTGGGGATGAACCACCGGGACATACATCCGACATCCCCGTGCTTTATTAATTATGCCTCATTCCCCCTTTTAGCCTCGTTTCCCCTAACCCCATGGTTGACCGCATAACGTCTGAAAAGCATCTGAAAAAGCCTGATCGTCTGGTTGTACGGACCCCACCCCATATATCCATCTAAGTCTTTCTTTATATTAGATTTTTTTTTATTTATTATTATATATAGATACTGATACATGGGGGAGTCCGTACAACCAGGCTATCAGACCATATCAGACACTATCCAGACCCATCGCCGGTCAACCATGGGGAAATCACTTTCACCTCCCGCACCCCACCCCCGACAAAGGACCACACACTGACAAAGGCTACCGTGGGTCGAGTTCAAAAGATAAACCCCGTTGTTCATAGCGGCCTATCCCGGTGGGACGATCCACCCTACCACCACGTCGGTCCCACCCCACCCCACCCCACCGCCGCGTCGCCACGGTGGCGAAGCCACTCGACCGACCTCCGGCGATCCACCGATCGGTGGTAGGATTATGTACCTATTTACAATGGGGTCAACCCCATGGTACAATAATCATGGCGGCAATCCCGCACGCCACCAATTGACCATTCCAACTAACAGGAGCCAACCAACCATGTCCGACCTAGCCTGGGGCGACGAGGCCTACGGCCTCAACGACTTTCCCGCGGAACCAGCCCCACCGCCAGCGCCTATGGCGCAAGAGAACGAAACCTTCGCGAGCCGTATCGTAATGGCCGAAGAGAACTGGGACATCGAGGCTGTAGTCCTCATCATCGACCGCCGCACTTGCACCTGCGGCCGCCACTACGACACTCCCAATCCCCGCATTATGATACGCAAGCGGCGGCACTCCCACCACCTCCGTTCCATCCACCTAGAGCGCCTCGACGCCGACACAGGCTTGCCCTACGACGTACCGAGAGAGCTGGAATACATCCACTCGAAGGTGGAAGCTTGCCAGGGCTGCTTCAGGCTCTACACACCTAGCGGCCAACACGAGCTGTTCCCACACGCAAAGCCACCCAAGTCGAAGCCGCGCAAAGCTGTTGTCGAGGGCGAGACCATCGTGCCTTACGGCATCGACGACTTTCTGTAGGAGGCAGCGATGACCGCACTCGAACGAGTATTGCGCGCCGTTCACCAAGCCACAAAGCACACGGCCCGTGGCCCGCTTCGTGTATTCCTACACGCGTTGCAGGAGTACCTGCAAGACGAGATCGACGCCGAGAGGCGCGAGAAGGAGGCCGGAGATGGATAAGGTCTATAAATACCAACTCGTATTTCGTGGCGAAGTCCAGCCCATAGAGCTTCCCCTTGGAGCCGAGGTTCTTCACTTCGCTGTGCAGGACTCAAGTGAGGGCATGAACCCCATACCCCTTATCTGGGCGAAGGTTGACCCTGGGAACGAAACGGAGACGAGGGAATTCATCCTCCGTGGAACTGGACACGAGATCGGAGTCAACCTCTATCGAACGCAGCACATCGGCACGGTCCTCCACGGCGTTTTCGTCTGGCACCTATTTGAGCTACAACACAAGGAGTAAGCCCAATGCAAATCACTGGCAAGTTCATATTCGAGCGCGAGACAAAGAATACCATCCGCTACATGGAGGTGGATGAGGAAGGCATGAAGATCAGTCCCGGCGCTCCAATCGGCACCATCTACATCAGCAAGTCAGCCCTTCCCAGGCCCTTCCCGCAGTCGCTGACTGTCACCGTGGAGGCCTGACATGACCTACTACCACGCTGACTTCTCGATCCACGGCGTCACCAAGATCACAGCACAGCGGCGCTTGGGTAAGCACACCAACTGGCTAACCATCATCGCCCAGGTGGGAGGCGACGAAGATGGCGACGAGGCCGAGATCACCCTGTTCTGTAAGGGCGAGCCGCCGGAGATCGAGTTGCTCCCCGACAAGGACAAGCGCGGCACCGACGACGACTAGCGCAGCCCTGGGCAGGCGCCTCACCCCGCCTGCCCTCAGATGCACCTAGGAGACAACCACCATGACTTACGCAGTTGAACAAGTGACTGCCCACCGGACCAGCGACCTAGAGCTTTTCACAGACCAAGGCGAGGCCAAGCGTCACCAAGCAGAGTTGGACCTTAGAGCCTGGGCCAGAAAAGCCAGCATTGGTAAAGGAGGAGACTGGACCGCCGATGCAGTCATCAACGCCATTTTAGACGACGCGGAGAACTTCGAGCGGCTTCTCAACAGCTGGCTCTTTAACCCTGCTCCAGGCGATCCCACATGACCTTCTTTCGGCAAACACGCAAGCGTATACGCCACGCACGAAACTACAGTGCCTCACGTCGAACCATTTTCCGTATGTGGCTGCGCGCACTCATATGGTGGAGACAAGCTATGCCCTTACTACTCACAGCCGCCGAGCGAGAACGCTTCGCCACCTACCTCGAACACGAAGCACAATCGGACGAAATGCTGGCTGAACAAGCAAGCAACATCGGCCACGAGGCCTTCGCCAGGAAACTCCGAGTCGAGGCAATAGCTGCGCGAGTGGTAGCTGGGAAGCTTCGGGAGATTGAGGATCAAACGATATGAGGCAAGGACGCAAACGCCTCCGGAGGCACCAGAGCGACAAGAAGCGGCAGCGCCCCCAACAACTCCGCGCCCGCTCCCGTCGCCAGCGTCGGCTCGAAGCCGAGCGCAAGAGAGGAGCAAGGTAATGCCCGAGCTAGTCACCGACATGTTCAACACCGCCCTTCAGCGCGACGTGTTCAACAAGACCCGAGACGACATGGGCGAGAGCTTCGCACGTATACTGAGAAACTTCAGTCAGGGACCCGCCGTCTCCTCGAGTGTTGTATACCCTGCGATCATCGCCCTCGCCTGGACACTCCGCGCCGCCCTTCTTTCTGTCAAACAGCAAGCGGGACCAAAAGTCTACGGCGCGCTCACCCTGAGAGCAGTCGAGCTTATTATGCCAGATGTGAACCCAGAGGAGACAGGAAATGGATGACCTTAGCCGCGTCAATCGCGCAGCGGACGCAGCCTGCAACTTCAACGAGTTCCGCGACATGTTACGCGACGAGGAGAAGCGCAAGTCTAGGGAAGGCAGCCTACTTCACACCCTTCCCAAGTCAGACTCCGCAGTCTTCCACGTTTCGACCTGTGCCCAAAGCACGACGGCGAAGGTTGCTGGAAAGGTGAAGGAGCCCTTCCCCCCTTGCACCTGCGGCGCCTCTCGAAGATTTCGACAACACTGCGCAGAGTACATCGAGGCCCACCTCGACTCAGCCGGCACCATGACCCACCGCAACGCCCTCGAACTCCGCGACCACTGGTGCGAGGCCGAGGCAGAACTCACCGACGCACTCAATACCATCGACCGCCTCACAGCGCGCATCAACAACCCACATGAGGTGTGACGTGACGGAGGACAACCAACTGCGCTCTATCATCCTATGGAGCAAGAAGGCGCCAAGGCGCGAAATAGACCAATGCGTTGCTAGGATGATTGAAACCGGCCTCGTTGAGCGCGTTGATCTTGAGGAAGTAGGTGAGGAGGCCAACCGGAAGCTCCCGCCCGAGTCTTCGTTACTGACTGGAGGTTCCTAATGACCACACTCATGCGAGTCCAAGAGGCCGCCCGCGCCGCCTCCCGCCACGTTGGCGGCCCCGCCCGCGCAGTCTTCATGGCCTTCATCGACGCCCTCGAAGATGAAATCTTGAAGGAAGAGATCGAGGCCAACAATCAACTCAAGGAAGCTCATGGCACGGCGACGCAGCGGAGGGAGTAATCACCTTAGCCGGGGAATGTAACAGACTGCGGGAAGATACAGAACCGGCCCGTGCCGCCCAACCCCAAGGAGACAATCATGGCAGGTAAACACCAGACCACCACCGCCGCCCACCTCGATGCATTAAGAGCCAGCGGCGTCACGGATGAGCAAATGGCTGAAACATTCGGCGTCCATATAACTGCTGTCCACCGCTGGCTCAAGCGGAACGAGGCCCCTAAGTGGACCGTCGCTGCAAGCAGCGCTTTTAGCAGCAGCAAGAAAATCCTTGTCGTCGGAGTTATCGACAAGGACAAGTGGGCAACAGTGGAGCCAGCCTTTACCGCCCTAGGGCTCGAGAAGATCGGCCAGAGGAACATCTGATGACCATAGACACAGACCAGGAACTCATCAACCAACTCACTAATCTCAAGAAGGAAATGGAGGAGAGAATGTGCGAGTTGGAGTTGCGCGGTCATCAAGTGGAGATGATAGTTGGAAGCCGACCCCCCCCACTGACTTTCAACCTCCGCATCACCAAGACTGTTGAGACTGAGGTGCTGCTATGACCAGGAAACCTCTCACAGACACAAAAACCCTCTCGGGGCGAGAGTTCGCAGAGCAGCAGGCGGCGATAGCTTGGTACGCCAGCATCGTCACCTGGCTCCTAAACCGGACGGAGCACACACCGTTCGCTATCAAGGAGTTAATTCGAGAGGCGAGCCACGAACGCTCCTTAAAGTTCGGCCCTAGGGAGCAGAAAGATGAGCACGTTAAAGACTAGGCCCATTGGCAAGCTGCGACAGGACGTACAAGGGCGCCCACCGAGGTGCAAGACCAAAGCTCGGGAGCTTTTCCTGTCCTTCCTCGGCCGCCAGCAGTGGCTAGGCCCCAAGCCTTCGCGCTCCATCTTCGCCAAGCCCAACCAAGTTGGTGCGACCGACAGCAGCCAGCGCATGACAGACTTCACCGAGGCGAGGAATATGGGCCTCGCTGCCGGCGACGTGGACAAATACAGGAGTGGAGTATGACCCTCGACCCCAAAGCTCTAGAGGCTGCCCGAATAGCCCACAATCACGCCAAGCAACGTGGGCAAATACCACTGGCCTTCGGCATCCACGCCTACCTCGACGCCGCCGATCTGGTGGAGCGCAATTTGTATGACAAAGTGCTTGATGTCAAAGGCTTGGTTAAAGAGCGCGACGAAGCCCGGCGGGAATTGGATGTCACGAGAAAGAAATATCATCAAGCTCTCGATGACCTTGAGGCGGCTGTTTTAGTTTATTTAGCAGAATGCAAAGTTGCCAAGACGCGGGGCGCACAGATAGCGGCGCTGCGGGGGGCTTTGGAGTTCATGGTTAATGCCACCGAAGGTGGGAGAATACCGGACGAGGAGAAAGCCCGAGCCGTCCTCACCGACACCGCCGAAGCCGTTGGAGAACAGAAACGTGATTATGATGAAACCCAGAGTGCCTTTTCTGTCGTGCGCGAGAGGTTTTTCCCAGATACCGACGAAGCCCGCAAGGAAGCCGAGAGATGGCGGAAAGATTACAACAGAGCCGCCATCCAATGCACTGACTTTGTTTCTACAATTACTGAAATCCGGCGGCAATTGGCGGCGCTGCGGGAGGCTTTGGAACACAGCGTGCTTTGCATTACGGCGGCCCGCCAAGCTATCTACGAAGCCGGAGGCTTACAGACATACGGACCCGTTGACGAACACTTGAAGCTGGTGAACGCCGCCCTCATCGACACCGCCAAAGCCGCCGAGGGGTATCAGCGGGTGCCGGAGGGGTGGATGGTGCGCCCGATCGAGCCGACCGAGGAAATGTACGAAGCGGCATTTACGGCATACTGCGACTCGGAAAAATTATTCCCAGCCCTTTTCAAGGAAATATGGGAAGCCATGAACGCCGCCGCGCCGCAAGCGGGCAAAGGGACGGGGCTGGACCTCGCTTTAACCGATGACCAGAAGGACCATGCGAGCAAGCTCATTGAAGCTCAGGAGAAAGCATACGACCCAACTACAGTTATCGGCGGGCCGCAAGCGGGCGAAGGGACGGAGTGATGTATAACTTTTACAGAGCCGCCGCCGCTATTTTGAGGACGAAACGCTCGCTCAGCGATGCCTTCCGCGAAGATGCTGCGAGAATGATCGAGGCCCTTGCTCAATTAACGGCGGAAAGTGAGATGGTTGAAAAAGCTCATAAACAACAAAATCAGCCTTTCTATTCAAGAGGGCTGGAAATGGCTCGTGATATAGCCCCCACCACCCCGGAGCCGGAGGACGGATAATGCCCAAAGCCGAATGCCTCCACCCCATAGACCGGCCTCAGTGTGAGGCGCAGCGCGAGACCAAGTACCGCAACGACACGAAGGATACTGACAAGCAATGCAAAGGGTCCTCGCGCTACAAGATCGACGGCCACTACTTCTGCTCCAAGCATGCAGGAGTTGCGGCGCTGCAAATTCTTCTGAGGGAGTCGCAGAAACGCCCCGGCTCCCGAAGAAACTGACCAAAGCTGAGGCGTTAGCATCGAAAGGAGACTACAGTGACCTTATACCGTATCCAAACCACGCCCGAGTTCCTTGAAGACACCCTCTACCTCGGGGTCTCAGGAGCTCTCACCGATGATCCCCAAGCTGCCGCCGATTTCCGCAATGTGGAAGATGCCGCGAGGACACTTACCGCATCGGGCATCTGCCGAAGTCACCCGGAAGACCTCTCGATCATGGCCTTTAACGCGCCCAAGGAGGCGAAGGAACCAGAGGAGACTGCAACCGATCCCGACACCGGCAGCAAAGTCGAGCCGGGCGCCGAGCCAACCGAGGCCGACACAGGCACTCAGGACGAGGGTGCCGAGGCGACCGGAACAGTCGAGGTCGAGAACACACAGGCGCCTGAAGAGCCGGCGGCTTAGCAGGACTTGGCTTTCTTGTGGGGGTGGCGAGCACCAGCCACCCCCACAAGGGGCCTTGAACGGAGTCGTAAAGTGGCTAAGCTCAATCCCCAAGCTCTAATCGCCGTCCGCGAGGCACTAAACACCTACCTACGCAACGAGCTTGGCCTCTGCGACCACGTAATTCGCAACCTATACGCAAGGCCAATGATGATAGCAATACGTACTTACATCGAGTTCACAGAAGAACGGAGCAAGAAATGACTATCAATATCCCAATCGGCCCTCGCCTTCCTTCGCCCCCTCAATGGCTCGATTTCGTCTCGCGCCATGAGGACCAATCCGCGACCGAGTTCGTCGCCGGTTCACCCCCAGTGTCAATGATCCAGCTTGAAGAAGTAAACCGCGCCGTCAACGACCTTGGCTACCGAGCGGACGTAACTGATGTCTGGAACGCCTACGACATCAGCCTTCCCAACTTCAACATCGACGACCTTCCTTCCTTCGACTGCGACGATGCCACCCTCACCAAGCGAGCAACGCTCGCCAAGCTCGGCGTTGACATAGCCGGCTTACGCCCCGCCCTATGCAAGATACCTTCGGCGCGGTACGGTGGTGTCACTTGCGACCACATGGTGCTGCTCGCCTTCACTGAGACCGGCACAATGGTACTGGACAACATCATCCCTTGGGTGTACCCCTTCAAGGACGCGCCCTACGAGTGGGTCGCCATGCTCAGCACAACCAACGGCCTTTGGCGCCTCATCGGCTGGCGATGGCCGCCGTTCACACCTAACAAGGAGACAGAAGATGACGACACAAGTTGAAATGAAAGGCCGCATCTGCCCAATCATGAGCTCGATGCCTGTCGATCCCTTCTTCGTCCATTGCCAGGGCGACCTATGCGTGGCCTTCAACTCCCGCCCCACCTACATCTACCTTGCAAAGGACGGCAAGTCCTTTACGCTCGACTTCCGCGAGCGCAAAAGCTTAACCGACTTGAGCCAGGACAGTGTACCTGAGAGCGCTCGCAAGGGGCTGCGTGACGATATCGAGGAGATCAACTCACTCGTCGCTCAGGGTTGGGAGCGCCAAGGAAGGGCTCGGGGTATAGTCTTCCGTAAGCCAGGCGAGCCCGACTGCCGGTGCGACGCCATGCCTGCGAACATGGAGTGCCAAGGAGGCGGCGGATGAACGACCTTGAGATCATCAAAGAGAAGCTGGACGAGCTAGGCGCCACGCAGCAACTCATGCTCGAGACGCTTCAGTCAGTCAACAATACGCTCAACAACATGAACTCCTACATGAAAACGCAGCTGGAGATGAACAGAACGGTCCTCGAGATGCTGAGGCCCCGAACATGACTCCGCGCGCCCAAGAGCTATTCAACCTCGCCAAGGAGCTAGAGCAGCGGGGTGGGCTAGTGGACTGGCGCGCGGTAGCCAAGCGCCTCGCCTCCGCCTTCGCCGCGTTGGAGCACGACATATCCTCTGGCTTCGTCCGCGAGGGTCTCGTCCCCGGCTCGATTGACGAGTTTCATGGAAGGAAACCACCTGATGCCTGTGAGTAGCTACGCTCCTGAGCTGCTAGAGCTATTCTGCCTAGCAGCTCAGAAACGCATCGTCTTGGAACTCCCCAACGAAAAAGCGGCGCAGACCTTGCGCTTCCGCCTCCACAACCTTCGCAAGGAGCTGCGGAAAGAGCGGCATGAACTCATGAACCTCGCCAATGGAGTCATCTTCCGAGTGCAGAAAGGCGAAGGCGAGATTGGCCTCCTAATCGCCGCCCCTGCCGACGACGAGTTCCTCCCCGAGCTACGCAAGGCGGGGATCACAGTCGAGGCGCCCGAGCCTATCGCAAGCGAGCCGGAGCCTCCAATATCCACAGGCAAGGGGCAAGCGGCGTTGCAACGCTTCCTCGACGGAGAGAAGCAATGACCGAGGCCATTCCCGGCCTAGTACGGGGGCGTCCACTATCGCACAGCACCCACAAGGTCCACTGGACATGCGACTTCATTCGCAGGGAGAGGGTACGACAAGGACTCTCACAGGGGACCCTTGGCCGAATGTGTGGTGAAGGTAATCAGAATATCAGCAACTACGAGGCTGGCTACTATGGAATACGGGCTGTGTTTGCCGTCGAACGCATCCTTGCCGCCCTCGGCTACGAGCTACATATTCAGGAGAAGCAGAATAGAGCCAAGGTGGAAAGATAACATTTGACACCACGGGGTTAATGTGATATTGTGATAATGACAATCTTTAGGAGCTTCCAGTGAGTAGAAGTCCGAGCGCCGATCCGCCTGTCGAAATCACCTTGTCCATCCCGCAATCGGTCAGGGAGAGACTAGACATCCTGCTCTGGGACCCAGTTCGGAAGAAGCCAAAGTATGGGGCGTTCAGTAAGCTCGTAACCAAGCTCCTTCGGGCCTGGATTAAAAAGCAAAAGGAGTAACTCATGAGCGACACCTCAATGACCCTCGACGAGAAGGCGGCGCATATCAACCTCATCGCGGAGCGCCTTCGCACGACTGACAGCGTGACGGATGAGGAGGTAGGCGAGGTCACTCGCATGATCCGCGAAATCCGCGCCGAGATGGCTTCGAGCAAAAAAGCGAAGAAGGCACCAGTCGTGGCCTTCACCGCCGACGACTTTGCTTAGGAAGCGTGCGATGAATTACCCCGACGGACGTGACCCTTGGGCAATCGTTTATTGGCTCAGCATCTTCATTCTGTTCCTAGTAATAGGGGGGCTCCTAAGCTAAAATGCCCACGCCTCGCAAAACCGCTCGCTACCCTGCGGAATACTCCAAACTCTTCCGCAACGCTCGCGTCGAGCCCATCACAATCATGCTCGAGTCGAACGAGCGCGCCATCGGACTCCGCAACCGCCTCTACGCTTTCCGCACGTCGGTCTTCGTCGAGTGCAGCACAGAGAAGCCAGCGGCGGGGCTTATAGACCTCGGCAATTTCATAGGTCGAGCGATGGTCGAGGTGAAAGGCAAGCTCCTCACGTTGTCTTATCCCAAGGAGGCGGCAGATGGATAGCTACGATGTAACTATAACAGTTAAGACCTCAAGCATAAACGGGCGACAAAACGGTGACGAGATTGAACGGTTCACCGCAGACGTGCTTAAACTGGCTAAAGAACTTCTCTCTGCGTCTAACGTGGAAGTCGATGTAGTCAAACACCGTTTGATCCACGGATGGGGGTCAGTCGAATGATCGACGCCAACCAGTCCCTCGCTTTCCCCGAGGTCGTGGACTCGTCCATGCTGCTCGACGTAGACGCTTGTGATGAGAAGTTTCACAAACACTACTTACAACATTGGGGACCACTCCGCCACTCAGTAGACCTCCACGCCGGAGGCGCCTTCGCCCATGGTATCGAGTACGTTCGCAACGCCTTATGGCAGCCGGACTCGGAGAACAAAGAGCTATCCGCAGCAATCAATGTCGGTGTCCGGGAGCTACTAATCTACTGGGGCGACTTCGAGCCACCTGACGGCCACGCCAAGACGATGATTAACACCGCTGGCGCCTTGATCGACTACTTCCGCGAGTATGACCCCGCCTTCGATCACGTCAAGCCCTATTACATGACGAACGGCAAGCCGGCCATCGAATTCACCTTCGCCATCCCCACCGCCGTGATGCACCCAGTTACCGGCAACCCTATCCTCTACGGTGGCCGCTTCGACATGCTCGCTTGGGCCTATGCGAGGCTAACTATCATCGATGAAAAGACAACAGGCCGAGCGCCCGACTCCAAGGTCGGCGACGTGCATCGCATGAGGGGCCAGTTCATCGGCTACGTCTTCGCAGGGCGGTATCACGAGTTCGACGTGTGGGACATGCTCGTAAGGATCGTGGTGATACAAAAGACCCAGTACAAGTTTTTCTCCGTTCCGTTGACTTACCAACAGTGGCAGCTAGACCGCTGGTGGGAGGAAGTCCACAGGAAGCTCCGCCACGCCGTCGCGCAATGGGAGGCAAAAGACTGGGGCCGGAGTTACGGCGAGGCTTGCAGTTCCTATAGCGGCTGCTCATTTCTACCTCTCTGCACCATGCGCGACCCTGATATGTGGCTCAACGATTACGCCCAACGCTGGTGGAACCCCTTAGAGCAAGATCCAACCCGCCGCCACTCGAAGCCCGAGGAGTTAGTAGCGTGAGGCAAATGGAATGCCCTGATTGCTACGCCATCGTCTGGAGTATAATCAGCGGCTACTACGTGATCGAGAACATCGACGCCAACAACAAGACGCACAAGGTGCTCGTCACGTTCACACTGCATGAATGTGCGAAGCTCAAAGAACGCTACCGACAGGCAACCCCTAGCTTACTCTGAACCTGAAAGGATACCGAAATGAACTACTCAACTGCAATATTTCTCATCAACAAGAACGCCCGCGCCATTCGGGCATCCTACGAAAACGTTGCTGGTGGTGCTACTTACGACGGCGCGAAGTACGTCTTCAAGACATTGGACCCCGACATCGCTGTGGACGACTACATCGTCGTCCCGACGGAGACTCGCCACTTAATGACGGTGGTGAAGGTGGCGGAGGTCGATGTGGACCTCGACCTGGAGTCTTCCCAGGAGATCAAGTGGGTTGTCGGCAAGATCAATGTTGAGGCCTACGAGGAACTCCTTAAGCAGGAACAGCAGGCGATCAAGAAGATCAAGAGCGCCGTGATGCGTAAGAAGCGCAGCGAACTTGCCGAGGACCTGTTCACCGACAACCTGGAGGAGATCAAAGCCCTCCCCATCTCCGAGATCAACGACGACGAGAAAGCAGACTAATGCGATTGGCAACGGTCCCCTGGTGCCCTACTCCCACAGGAGCCGTTGCGGCCGAGTGCATTCGCACTCGGGGAGATCCAAGGATAGTTGGCTCCGTAGTACTCCGCAAACTATCCTTGGATCACCGGATGACGGGAGTTGTCGAGGCCCTTTGTGGGATAACGGGCGTAGACGTGCCTCGACAACCTCGCCTCTTTCTTGCCTCCTGTCCGAAGTGTGGCAGGAACAAGATCAGGCGGCGGCGAGACACTAAGCGTTGCCCTCGCTGTGGGTCGTTACCGATAAGCATAAACGGCACGATCCATCGCAAGCGCAACGGGCCCAAGAGGAAGAAAGCGTGACTGACGTACCCGCCCTTCAGCGCATCCACGAGACACGCTTTCTCCTCCTTGAGGGCGGTGGTGGCGCGCTGGGGACTTTCCTCGGCATATTCCAGTTCACCGCCTCCGACGGTTACATCCGTAGCCAAGTGTTTATCTGCCCCGAGTGCGGCCACCTCTGGGGACGAATGACTCACACGATCTTTAACCAGCCAAACCTACACCATTCTTTTGAAGCTGTAACTCGCCCCTGCTCCGAACACGGCGACGGCTCCCTCATCACCCAAATCCACACCGAGCACATTAAGTTCCTCCCAAGGAAACTGCTCGAATATGAAATCCTGGAGACACACTATGCCGGAAAAGACCGACCTCCCACCCCTGAACGCCGCCCCAGTCTTGAGGGGCAGCCGAACGCTCTTGATGGGTCCGCCCGGTACGGGTAAGACCTGGAGCCTATCCACCCTAGTTGAAGCAGGCCTCGAACTCTTTTGCCTCTTCACCGACCCTGGCGGCGAGGAAAGCCTTCTCGACGCCGTGAGGGCAAAAGACCTCGACATAGATCGAGTCCACTGGCGCTACGTGGCACCTTCCAATCCCTCGTGGGCCACGATGTTGAAGATGGCTAAGCAAATCGGCAGCATGAGTTACAAGGGACTCAGCGACATCAAGACCGGCATCGACAAGCACGAGTACCAACAGTTCTACGAAATGCTCAGCTACATGGCAAACTTCGTGGACGAGAGGACGGGTGAGGAGTTTGGTCCCATCGACTCTTGGGGGCCAGACCGCGCCTTCGCCTTCGACGGCATCTCGGGCATGAACATCATGGCCTTGGATATGATGCTTGGGGCCAAGCCCACAGCCCACGAAGGTGAGTGGGGCGTCTCGATGCGCGCCGAGGAAATGATTATCCAGAAACTCACAGGCGCGCTCAGCTGCTTCTCCGTAACCATCGGCCATGTCGAGCGTGAGCCCAACATCATCACAGGCATACCTCAGCAAACGCTAGGTATGCTCGGGAAGAAGCTGGCTCCGAAAATCCCCCGCCTCTACAGTGATGTGGTCCTATCCGTCCGCACTGGTCGCACCTTCTCGTGGTCTACCATTGAGGACAACACAGACCTCAAGACGAGATGCCTCCCACTTGACGCCAATATGGCACCCGACTTCGGCCTCATTGTCAAGGCTTGGGAGGAACGCAGTAAACTGGTCGAAGTCACACCAAGCACTGAAACCGAAACTGAAACCGAAACCGTAACTAAGGAGTAACTTTAATGGACATATCTACCTTCGATCCTGCGGCGTTTAAGGCAACCGTTGTCGAGGGTGCGTTTGAAACGCACACGACGCCGCTTCCCGAGGACACCTACATCGCCACAATCGAGGAGACCGTAATTCGAGCGGTCAAGAACGACGACGGCGAAGTCTCGATCCTCTGCGATGTCCCCTTCCTCGTCGATGACGAAGCACTCGCTGAGCGTTTGGGTCTCGAGCGCCTTATGGTCAGGCAAGGTTTCTTCCTTGACCTCGACAAGAAAGGCAATCTCGAGTTCGGCCCGAACAAGAACGTCAAGCTCGGCAAACTTCGGGATGCCCTCGGGCAGAACACTGACAAGGCGTGGAACTTCGGACAGCTCGACGGCGCCGGCCCCTTGAAGATCAAGGTCATCAAGAAGCCGGA